GCAAATTTTGAAATTGGAAATAAAGAATTTGAGGTACGTTTCATACGTGAATCAGGTTATCCTCCAACAAAGAATGAACGTGGTTCTTCATTGGTTGAGTATGATGTAACTACATACAAAGATAATCAGCCAATGATGAAGAAGTTCAATCAGAAGAAACGAGTTTATTTCGACCTTGAAGGCAATGTTTATAAGGATAAGCATAGCAACAAGGTGTGGTTTAATCTTTATTACGAAAGGAGGTGAGCAATGATTAGAGACGCTGCAAAGATAATTGTAACACAAACTGGTGTATCACTTAAAGAAGCCTTGACTAAAGAAGTAGTTAAGGCACTCAATAAAGAAGCTTCCATCTATATGAATTATGAAATCCCAGAAGTAAAGCTTGGTGGCAATCCTCCTAGTGGCAAGGAAAATCGCAGAACTAGAAGAATGTTAGAACTTAGAAAAAGAAAGGGTAGATTATGATAGATGACAAAAAAATAGAAGCTGCTGCAAGAAGATACAGCGAAGTGACGGATTGTGATAAGCAAGAAGCCTTATTAATTGAAGAAGGCTTTAAAGAAGGTGCAAATTGGGCTATCAATGAGTTTCTGAAGGACTTGTTGCATCCTGCAAAAGATATACCAGAAGAAGAAAGACCTGTATTAGTTGTATATAAACATGGAGGCTACAGTATTGTGTATTGGGAAGCATATAATATTAGCGGTCAGGTAAATTACTGGACATTAGATATTACTCAGTGGCTCTACGTGGATGAATTATTTCCAAAGGAAGGAGGTGAACATGATTAAGACAGTTACTATGTACTCTGTCGTTTGTGACATATGTGGAAAAACATTCATTGATGAATTTAATGGCATTGGGGCTTGGTTGGACGAAGGAACTGCAAAAGAGCAAGCAATGGAAAGCGAATGGGCAGAGATAGGCGATAAGCACTACTGCCCAGACTGCTATGGGTTTGACGATGAGTTAGATGAGTATGTTCCTAAAAAAAGAAAGGAGTAAGAAAATGAAACAGAAATTATTAAGTATCAAATATAGGTTAGTTGCTTTGTGGTGGTTCTTAACAAGAAAGAACTACTACCTTCTGTCATACAATGGCAGAGTTGGTAAGACATTGGAAAGCACTAATATTGTAATTCCCGAGTTCATTGAATGGGTAAGAAAGAAGCATGGTGTGCCTACAAATCATGAGATAATCATGGAGTTGAAGAATATTGGTAACATCTGTAGAAGTACAGATATTCTTGCATATAATGAGATTAAGGTATTGATTGAGAAACTTGAAAAGTAAAGCGTATGTTGTACGAAGCAAAACAGGGAAGTAAGGCTTATGGATACATTAAGAGTATTCTCGATGCAGAATTTGAAGAGCATCAAGCCTACATGAAAAGAGTAGAAGAAGCCGTAGGTTTCAAATTTGAAAAATATCAGGGCTATCAGCCTAACAGAACTCTCACAAGAGAGTACGAGATTACCGCTATATGGGTTCTTTCTGAGCGTTACGATACGTTAGATAAGAAGGTGTGGAAGAAGGTAGACGGTGTAAAATTGGAGGACGGTTACTATATAGCTATTGCGCCTAACAAGCGTAGTAAGCAAGGTAAGGCAATAGCAGCAGTACTTACATCATATAAATCCTTTACTCATCATTTCAAGATATTGAAGGAACTGAATATCGAAGTTCCGCACGTCAGCCGATTCTCCATCACCCAGCTTTTACGTCACAAAGACCGCATTTTCGTTTACTTCGATGATAGTATTAGAGCTGAAAAGCAAAATCCAGACTTCGTGGAAATCACGATAGGTGAGTATGAGGATTTCATTAATTGTAAAGACTAAGCGTATGGATAAACTAGAATACATTCCAGGAGATTTGGTGATGACAAATGGAGTACCACTAGGTACAGCACAGAATGTCGTTTACAGAGTAACATCATCTGACCCATCAAAGACTTTGAAGTTAGACGATGAAACGGTTCTGAAAGGTGTTGTCTGCTTAGAGAACATCGAAGGTGCGGAATTTGGAGATAAAGGCTATCTCTCAGGTGACTGCTGTGCTTGGGTTAAGGATATTGTTCCTATTAATCTTGTGCCCGCAATTTTGGAGAAGAATGGATGGAATAAATCCATAAGCTGGTTTTACGCTGGCAGTGAAGAGCGTGGCTATCAGTTTTCCAAGGAACTAGATGACAAATTGGACGAGCTTGATAGAGTGACTTATGGCGACTTACAAATCAGTCAATGTGAAAATCTTAGAGATTGGAACTATATAAATGAATGTAATCACTATTTCCATTTTGAATTTACCTATGTTCACGAACTCCAACATTTATTATATGCCTTGCATATAGATAGTAACTTAAAAATATAATGATATGCCAACAGGATTTACAGCACCAATATATGATGGTGAAGATATAACATTTGAGCAATTTGCAAATAGTTGCTTGCGTAACTTCGGTATCTACCTAAGATTTGAAGGGAAATATCCTAACCTTAGTAGATTCGAAATTCCTGACAAGATATGTCCTAGTGATTACTATAAAAAGAAATACGAAGAGGCAAAAGCTGAGTACGAGAAGCACCTTGCATCCCCTAAGACAAAGGAAGAACTTGAAGCTGAGTATCTTTCTTATGTTAATGATGTAATCAAGGGAAATGAGGATAGATTGAAAGAGAATGAAGCTCTCAAAAACAGATACAATGCAATGCTATCCAAAGTTAGAAGATGGACTCCACCATCCAAAGAATACGAGGGTGTTAAGGACTTTATGGAAAGTCAATTAATTGATAGTTTAGATTTTGATTGCAGCCATGTTTATGTGGAGAATATCATCCCTAAAGATGAGTGGATTCAAAAACAAACTAATCGCACTGATTTAATAGAGTCTATGAAGTATAATTTGGAGCAGTATAATAAATCTGTAGTTGCTGCCGATAAGTCGGAGGTTATTGCCAAGCTAAAAAGCGAAGGCAGAGAAAATGAGATACAGAGTGTTATTAAGTCATTAGGTACTAAAAATATAAGCAAGGAACTTTCTTACTTGGAAGGTGATTTGCTCAATGACTACCTCAATGATATGCGCATAGTTCAAAAATATGCTGAACAAAACAGAATGATTATCGCCAACAGACTTGTAAATGCTTTAGGTGTAGATATTGATGCTAATTCAGATAAGTATTCTTTTACAACCATTCACAACTATATAGATACAGACAAGGGTATATTGCGAAAGGGAGCTATCAGTGCAAAAAAGGATGAGGTAGTCATTATCCCAATGAATATGCGTGATGGTTCTCTTATCTGCAAGGGAAAAGGTAACAAAGATTGGCTATGCTCTGCCCCTCATGGCGCAGGTAGATTAATGTCTCGTACACAGGCGAAGAAAGAGTTATCTATGGATTCTTACAAGAATGAAATGAATGGCATTTATTCCACATCAGTTTGTGAAGAAACCATTGATGAAGCACCTATGGCATACAAGCCAACCGAAGAGATTGTTGAGTTAATCAAACCTACGGTTGATGTCATTGATGTTATTAAACCAATTTACAACTTTAAAGCAAAATTATAATGAGCAAGGAAATATTTGATTTCTCGGAGGCTCTGAGAAGAATGAAGGAAGGAAAGAAAGTGAGAAGGGGAATCTGGAAAGAATGTGGAGCTTATATCCATATTGTCTCTGAGACTATTGTGGCTGTATGCGATGGAGAATTCTTTCCTTGTGTTTTTAAAGATTCTGAGGATATTCTCGCAACAGACTGGGAGGAGGTGTAAGGATGAAGATTAGATTAGCAAAGAAGATAATGAAGCCAAACTTTCGTAATGGAAAGATAGGCTATTGGCATAGTCGATACGATTTGTATTGTATGGGGTTTGATGGTTGCAAAGACCACCGCATCACAAAAGCCATAAGTTTAGTTGAATATTGGAATGCTCGTAGGTACAGAAACGAGGCGGCAAAGTTTAATAAAAAGGATCCGTTCCGTCCGAGAGACCTTCGCCGTAGTGTAGAAAGATTAAAACAGTACAGCGTATGAATGAAGAAAAATGTTGCGGTAACTGTCATTGGTTTGATAGCGAAGACGCTTATGGTGTAGGATGGTGCAGTAATAACGAGCATGAATCATCTTGCGACCAAGTATGTGATGAACATGAATTTTAAACTTTAAATATTAAAATGGAAAAGATCTACAGACATTTTAAAGGAGGTTATTACAGATTTATTACTGAGGTCACTAATAGTGAAACTCAGGAGAAAGAAGTTGTTTATATGGCACTCTATGGTGAACACAAGATTTGGACGCGCCCTGCCGATATTTTCTACGGTAAAGTTAATGTTGGAGGTGTAATAATGAACCGGTTTACCGAAGTTATTGGTGAACCAGTTTTGTTCAAGAAAACAGACGAGAATGCTATTATGCCAACCAAGGCGCACGATGATGATTTCTGCTACGACTGCTATGCTGTATCAGAAATGGAGATTTACCCTAATGTATGGAAGTATGGTCTAGGATTCGCTTTACAGATTGAAGACCAAAAGAAACCTGTTGACATTTCAAGATGTTTTACATTTCGTTCACGTTCTTCTATATGTAATACAGGAATGATTCTTAGTAACGGTATTGGTACAATAGACAATTATACAGGCGAGATTTCTGCTGTATTCTATCACGTATTTCCAAAAATGCCGCGATATAAGGTTGGCGACAAAGTGGTACAATTTCATCTTGAAACTTGTGACAACATCATGTTTATAGAGACGGATGAGTTAAACAAAACAGAGCGCGGCGATAACGGCTACGGCTCTTCTGATAAAAAGTAATACATGAATATCACAGATGAACAGAAAACGTATATAAAGGAACACCCTTACGAATCTCCTTACGCAATGGCCAAGAGCTTCGGTTGCGCAGTACAGACTGTTTACTGGTGGCTACATAGGCTGCATGGGGATTCGTTCAAGGACGCAAGAAAAGAGCAAAGAGAGAAGATCAGGGAATCTGTCCGTAAGCTATATCCGGATTACTCTTCTTCTGAAATTTCCAAAGAACTTGGAATAACAAAGTCATGTGTAACAAGCATAGCAAAGGCACTTGGCGTTACTCATACCCAGGAAACGGAAGAAAGACTTCGGTTGAAATGTGCACAGGCAATAATAAGACCGGAGATAATAGCTAAACGTTCTGAATCTCTAAAAAAGACGCTGAGGCTTGACAGGTACAGAGCAACGAATGGAATAAAACAGAAGACACGACGCAAGTTCAAGACCATTCCGAGCAGATGTCTCTGTGCAAGGAACTATCTCTGCAATAAATACAACTACTTCTACGACAAAGATTACGGAGAGCTGCTTACCGTGTTCTACGACAGCGAAACCAAAATGTTGACAGAAGAGCAGCAGAAACACTACGAGACGAAGTATGGTATCAAGTTCCTCCAGGGAGCTGAAGAATAATTTCTGTGCATTATCTATATGTTTAGGGGTGGCTACACATCGCGTGCGGTCACCCCTTTTTGTTTATAAATCAATAACCAAATAAAAACATTAGAAAAAACTAAGAACGTTTGTGTAACTTTAATTTCCAGTATATACAACCTAAAAATGCGAGAATGCCTATGAAAAGGCAAACTGAAGTTATCTTACCTATATTTAAAAATGCCATGTCAGTCCTTGATAGCTGTTTCTCGACATATACTTTATCTTTCGATATTTTACTTATCACTGAGATTAAGGAGTCACACTTGCTATGATATATCGCAGCACTATCCTTGTATTCCTTAAGACTAGAAATACTATCTCTCAGTATCTGTACGTCCTCTTGTGATATTTCGTGATATTCGTAGTGAAATTTATCCTCACCAACCTTGTTGCCGTTCGCATCATACTTCGAAGCTGTACTATCCTTGATATGTGTCTTCTCTTTCGTAGTTGACTTCATAGACTCTTTATGCGATGCTCTGTATGATTCCAGCTCCTTGACAAGCCTTGCATTAAAGAGTGAATCCCACTTAGCCTCGTTGCGCCGGTCTGTGATGTACGTTTTCTTCTCTATCACACGTTCTTTCGCCTTACATCTACAGAACATTGATAGAATCAGCATTGCTACTGCAATGGTAATTACAACCTTTGTTATCTTATCTATCAGTTTCATAAGCAAGTGAATTAATTCTGTTCAGCCAACCATTCTTGAACTTTTTGTTCTGTGGTCTTGTCTGACAGATACGGTCAATGAAATTTTTTCTTTCCTGCTTGATGTTATCAAACAGTTCCCGGCCATCTCTTGCGTTGACAGCTGCGATAGTCTTCGGCCCGACAATACCATCCACATCAACGCCAAGAACTCTCTGAGGAATCTTGATACCGTAGGCTCCGCTAGCCCATACCCAGTCGACGAGGATATTGGCTACGTTCTGGTCTTTAATATCATCAGCATTCCACTTATCCCAGTAGTACTTCTTGAAGATTACACCCCATTGCACACTGGTCATACGCTTTAAATCGTTAACCGTCTTCTTGCTGCCGAATACTGAGCGGTACGTAGCAAGAGTCACACCCATATTAGTAGCTCCTCCCAAATCATCTTTGTCGTTAACGAAGCCACCTTCCCACTTTAGGATAAACGGCTCTAAAATCTTACTGTTTGCCATTTTTGTTTTCCTCCTCTTTTTTATCAAACTCATTGTTGAGTCTGTCAATAATCGGTTTCCAGTAACTAGGCAGTGCCTTTGCAAACTCGAATCTCAAAATGTAGTAAATAACTCTGAATGCTACATTCTTAGGGTATGCCTTGATGAGGTTTTTGAACGCGTTGCATAGATACACATAGCAGAATATATACGTAAGCATCTTAATCACGAATAATGCTTCTGTATTGTCGTTGCAACTTACCATGATTCCATACATGACATACACAATAACAACATACAAGAGCATCTCTAAAAGTGCGTTCTTGAACTTTGATACAGAAAAATTCTTGCATCGTACAACACTCACGCCGTCAGCTCGCATACCGCAGAAGATATTGAAGCCAAATGCGATAACCAACGCCAAGATGAATCCCTCTGTTGGCGTTGCAAAGGCAAGTATAGCTGAAAAAATAGTAACACCTATCTGCCGAATCTGTGATGAATCTAATAAATCTGTCATAATCTGTTATCCTGAATAATTAATAAAAATAAAGTTTCGGTCTCTTTCTGCAAAGATAGCAAAAAAAACCGAAACTTTATTCAGCATAACGAAAAACTTTAGACATTCAAGTCATAATATGGAAGTCTGCCACTTTCCAGGAAGGAAATACATTCATCGAAAATCTTTTGCTCGTAGTTGTACGTATTGATCTTCGGGAACCATTTCTTTATCTTTGCGTCGTTGCGTTTTACCATTTCACCCCAGAGAACGCACCAGTCTTCGAGATTGATGTTGTCGTTCTTGACCTCATGCCAATAGTCCTTGGCTACATCTTTAGTGTGAAGCTGGCCTATGAGACAAAGATGCATATCTGCCATTTCTTCGTTATAATTACACGCGCCAATCTCTCCCTGGACCTGCTTCATCATATCAAGCATTACGCTGTCATTCATTCCGACTTCACAACAATCTGCCATGATCGTAACACAGTTCTTGATAGCCTGCATGTCATTGCTAGCTATAATGTCTTCGAATATCTTTTTCATAACCGTATATTTTTGATGTTACTTCAGAAAATACTCTCTGATGTTGTATACACCATCCTTGTCTTTCAACAAATCGAGTGCAAGGCTGTGGGCATACTTAACCAGATGTTCTGTATCAATGTCCTTAACATCTTCCTTGCCGAGTATCTTAGCAATTGTGCATCCGTGGTCGCTTACAACCTGATTCATCGCAACGTACAAAGCGTAATCGTTGTAATAAGGTTTCTCTTCTGTTGCAAGTCCGAGACCGGTCATAGCATTGATCCATGTCTGCATATCCCAGGTTACTGGTGGATTCATACCGTTTACAATCTCCGAAGCCTCCTTCTTCGTAAGATAGTTCTTCCACTTGATAACGCAAAGCTTATCAAGATACTCTTGTGCCAACTCTGGGTGCTTGGATGCCATATCCTTCATCATGCAACGCATCGTATTACCGAATACGTGCATATACTTTACGTTTGCTGATGATGCCATCATTCCGTACAGCTCATCAAATTTACTCATAATCTCTTTTGTTTCCATATCTTATATATTTTAACCTATTATCAAATCTCTCAACTCTACAAAGTCCTCCTCTGTGAAGTTGATACTTCGCTTGCTACCAAAGAGAATAGCAGTAGCAATTCCATCTGGAAGGTCAATAGACACAACTCCTTTGTCGATATGTCCGTGTATAAAACCTACATCGAATTTGTAATCTTCCACGGATTTTAGCATCTGCATCATATCTTCAAATATCGTGTTGGCATCTATGTTGCCGTCTTCATCGGCGATGAATAGGGTAGCGTTGTCAATGCTCTTGCCCCAACTATCTTTGTGCTTGGCGATGATGTTGTGCGCCGCACGTTTCATGTACACTGATGGTATGGCGAGCATCTGGTTAGCCTTAACCATATCGTCTATTCTAGCATCTGCCCACAAATCAAGCGATGTAAGCAGTTTCTCTTTCAATTCTGTTACGTTCATTTCTTAGTTCCTCCCTTCTTTGTCCCTTGAACCATAGCGAGATACTCTTGCCACGTTTTATCACTATGATTTGTCATATAGTCGTTAAGCATAGCGGTTTTCTGCTCTTCCGCCTGTGCTACTTCTTTTCTCAGTCGTTGCATCAAAGACAAATGTTTCTTTAATGCCTCCTGTCCTTGCTGAGTACTCTCAATGCGAGGACGTATGATGCGCAATTCCTCGTCTTGCACTAGCTTAGACACATATTGCAAGCTATTGACGTACTCCTGATTTTGCATCAAGTACTGACGTTGTGCGCCTGTAAGATTGTCTTCAATCTTGTCGATTTCATCCCATAAAGGGGTGGAAGACTGCTGCGCCTGCATGTTGATAGATGCTCGCTTCTGTTGTATTGCCTCATACATCTTCTGTAGCTCGGCATCCATCATCTGCGGCTGCTGCTGACTTGTACCCATATCCAATAATGGGCTGTTTCCAAAATTCATCATAATCAATATCTTTAAGTTGGTGATATATTATAGAGAGGTGAGAGGGCATCCACCAACGAGGGCAAACACCCCTCACCAACTCATTTCTTTTTAGTCCGTCTAACCGACTTCCTTACTGCTCTGTTACGCTCCTGTAGTGGGCGTGGAAGTAGCAGTACCGTTACAGCAATAGCTGCCGTAGCCCGAAATTACTGGCGTAGATGGGAGTACCAACTGACCACGCAAGCAATTGCAGGTCTTCTCGTTAACGTAAGCCATCATAAGCTTCTCCTTGTAAGGAGTGAGGGCTTCCATCACGGCTACCTTCTTGTCGAGGTCGCTATACTTCGCTTGCAACGCATCGTACTGGTCTCTCTGATTCTTGTACAAGCCAAAATCTGCATCAATCTGAGACTTGTAAAGACCGAACTCAGCCTGCATTGCACGGCGGTTCTCGGCGTTGATAGCATCGTTAGCACCCTTATACATAGAGAACTTCTCAGCGATGTCTGTCTCTCGCATAGCGTAGAACTTGTTAGCGGTGTCGAGCTTCATACCGAACATGTAGGTAAGCAACTTCACCTCATCATCGCATTCCTTCTCCATCACCTGTAAGGCGGTTGGCTGATTTGAACTTGCGTTAGCCCCATAGGCGTTGATGTTCACGTTCTCAGGCATATTGCTGCCACCGAGTGAACCAAACACACTGCGGTTGTTACCGCCAAGCAACCAAGCGCCAGCACCGAGTGCTGTGCCGATGATACCAAGGGTAAGACCAGCATTACCTGTAGCCTTAGAAGCATAATCGTCATGCTTTTTCCCCTCTTCGTAGATTTTCTTTTCTACGACCTTTGCATCTGTCATCTCCATTTTTACAATCTTTTTAAGTTATCCTTAATATTAACTAACACTATTGTAACGTTACGGATGCAAAGGTACGAAGAATAGGGGAGAGCAAATATAACTCTATCACACTTTCTTTTAGTGGTTGATTATCAGAGATTTAAGGTGATATGAGGTAATATCATAAATAACAAAAAAGAGAGGCAGTCACTTGCCTCTCTTGCTCAACTTGTAAGGAACACTTACATGTTCAACTATTAGGATAGAAGTAGAAACAAAAATCCCCTATACTATTGGCGTAGTATAGGGGAATATTACATTCCTGCTCGGAAATGCGATGTTTCTAAAAACGCTGCTCTAAAAAACACTGCAAATATAGACAATAATTCTGAAACCACCAAATTTTTCATCATTAATTTGTTAGATACAGATACAATCCTTCCACGAACCACATTATCAATATCATAGTTGACATCGTTACCCAAGTCAAGAAGTACTTATCGACCTTCTTATATTCATAGGAAAGATACAAATAAGCAATGAACGTGCTGTTGATGATTACCAGTATCGCTACTATAATCAAAGTACAAAACATATAATCCATAATAATACTCATACGTTCTCGCTTATCCGTGTTGCGATAGGGCTTATCCGTTATGATTTTCTCTTACTCTTAATGAAGTGCAGTATATCCCACTTCTTCCAATATCGGGTGTGCCCACGCTTCTTGCATTTTCCGTTCGGGATGTCACCCCTAGCGACCATCCTGTTCAACGTAGCATCAGAAACATGCAGTTTCTCCTTGACTTCCTCGGTAGATAGCATCGGGTTAAGCATATCGGGGATGATGTCACATAATCTATCTAGGTCATCATCACTCATTCCGCAAGCGGTGATGACTTCACCATTTCGCTGTTGCTCGTCTGCTTTAAAGCAAGCATCACTCAGCGACTTCAAAGCAGTACCGAGCATCTTATAATTCAATATCTTTCCCATTATGCACAGATTTTACGTCCTAACTTTGACCTGCTGATAAACAAATCAGTAAAAGAGTACAGATAGAACAATGCCGTCACTACCATAACGGTAAAGCAAGAATCAACCATATCTTTAGTAGTATACCAACTCCATCCTACGATATGAGACGCATTTACACCAAAGAAATAAAAGAAAGGAATGCGGTATCTCCAGCATAGGAAAAAGAATCGACTTGCCAATATAAGAACCATTGGCAGAACATACACCATGAAATAAATGAATAAATAGCATGGAAAATTCTCATTGTTTGTTATGAACATTTCCCTTGGATGCTGCGAGAAATCCCACATTCCGTATGCGTGAAAGCACATAAGCGTGATAGGAACGTACTTGCAAAACCATCTGAAAAATTTCAGAATCCTTCTACTATACCGATTACCATGTCTCATCAGCAAATCCATAACCTCACTGACATCTTTGTCTTTCAACCACTTTAATAGGTTGTCTTCGTCTTCTTTATTCATAAGCGTTGATTTAAATTAAATGATGGTGCAAAGTTACACTCTTTTGCACAAAACCAGCGGAAATGAGAATATTTTTGTGTTAAACTTTACAAAAAGTAACAATCTGAAAGTAGATGGCTGCAAAAATAGCGTTAGAACGGCTTCCTTACCAAATTCTAACGCTATCAGTGTTTATCCTATCAAAACCTCAAGGCTCTCCATATCAACGAACTTCAAGCCGCAATCTTTCGCTGCCTTGAACAACTCCTTCTCGTCAACTGTCTCGATGTCTACCTCTACCTCCTTGTCGGCAAGTTCCTTGAAATACTTCTCGGTCTTCTGCTTCTGATTGAAGAAGTACTCATTGACCTCAGCGAACTTGGCAGAATCGTCCTTGGTGTATTCGTAGCCCTCATTGGCGTGCTTCTGCTCCAACTGCTGGCACTCCTGGAGCTTGCACTGCATCTCCTCGAACTTATCGTCCTTCAAGCTCTGCTGCGCTTCCTCCACATCCTTGTCGTAGGTATCGGCTACTTGGCGCAGTGCCTTCATATTCTTCCAAACTCGCATAGCGGCATCATCGCTCATTGATGATGTCTTCAATGCCTTCAATGTCTTGTAGGCTGCAACAGCCTCGAATGTCTTAATCTTTTTCATAATTGTTTCTTTATTTATATGTTATACAATATTCTTCGCTAGATTGCCATAGCAGAATATCTTTCCTATTAACACTGCAAAGTTAAGAAAATAATTCCGAATAGCAATGCAGGAGGAGCAAAAATTACGAATTTAATCAGCTTCCCCACGTTGGGTAATCACTAGGTCGCAACGTGTCTGCTTTCTCGGTGAGAACGTAAACCACAAATACGTTTCTAGCACATTTATTATATTAAGAACATCTACATTTTAATGCATAATATAACTACCTCCTGGAGGAACTTGTTTCCATCCACCATCTATATTAATTTCAAAAGATAATTGACACATTTGTCCATAATATCCTCCTTCATAAATATTATCAAATCTTATATATACTTCAATATAATCTGTTCTATCACCTTCAGGAATAGTTACAGAACCTGTATTTTGACCAGAGCTATTAGATACATAACCTCTTCCGTATGTTGTCTTATTATTACCATACTTACAAACGCTTCTAAATATACCATCATTAACTGTAAATGTAGCATCAGGAAGTTTATATATTCTAGCTTTACAAATACAAGTAGCACCAACTAATTCTCTCAACGATGAGAAATCAACAAAACCACTAGAACCACTTTTAATACTTTCCATATAAATTTGTCTAGGATAATATTTAAAACTAATAGCACCCGGAAGAGATATAAAAATTATTTTTGTATCATCATATAAAGTTGCATTACGAGTATATGCTAAAAAAGGTACAATATCAATAACTTTATCTCCACTACCTATATCAAAAGTTATTTCTCTACCAGCATATATATAATCTGTTGGTTTTTTGCAATTACCAACATAATAATTTTTATAAATCTTATCAGTATTATTATATGGCGAATCATAACAAATTTGAATCCAAAAAGACCAAGCTAAATACAAATCGGTAATTATATCTTCCATAGTAACATTTGTATTATCATCCACATTTGTTTTCTTATATAGAACACAATTAAATTTAAAAGTTGAAGAATAATAAACTTCAATGGTATGAAATTGAGGAATAGAAGTATGAAATGTATTACCTGATGCTTTACTATTATAATTTCTAAAATCACTTAATCTATAAGGAGAATTAGCACCACCTTTTGGAAAATGTTTTCCTGATACACTTGTAGTTGTACCACCATGAATACCGCCAACTATACCATATACATTATCTCTATGAAGATTGTTACAAGCATTAATCGCAAAACCTTCTCCTCCATAATTATTACGTAAGTTCTTATAAGTATCCATAGGTATATTCATACCACAACGAACAACACAAGTATATTTACTATATGAAGATGTTACTATTTCATCAGAGTCTTCTCTAATAGGATATTCTTTAAATTCACCTTTACAATTAATAGGCTTATACTTACTCCATATATTTATATTTTCACTCTTACAAAGAGTAGCAAGGTCATTGCTACTCTCTCCAAGAGCTTGTTTAACATCATCAATGCTAACAGGAGCACTAATAATTCCACTATCACTATTGTAAGACATAATCTTTGTTTTTTAAATATTCAACTTTAGTTTCTAATTCTGTTACAACTTCTTTAGTAACAACTCGCTCTACTGTTACATTGAACACTTTCACAAGCTATAATATAAATCGTTTCATACGCTTAATCTTTAGAACTTAAAACACTAGGCAAGGCAGCTCTATAAGAGCCACCCTGCGTTAATACTCACGATACTTACTCTGCTGCTTCGCTTGCCATATTAGCAGCGATAGCGGAATTAACCTCCTTAATCAATGCAGATACCTCACTGAGCTTGCTCTGCGGAACACCGCTGATGTTGTAGGTCAGTTCGCTGCCGTTGGAGCTTGCGTTCGCATTGCCGAGATAATTACCATTTGGGTCACCATAGATACTCATATTGATGCTCTCAATGTTGCCACCCGTCTTGTCAACATTGTAGGTGATTTCTACTCGATAGCCGCCCTTGGTGTAAGTGGCTGTTGTCTGTTCACTTTTCTTGTTAATCTTTAAATTCTCCATTTTCTAATCTAATTTAATGAATTAATATTCTTGTTATCTAATCTCTTCTTGTTGCAGTCTTCCTTATCTCCACTCAATCGCTGAACCTCTGATTCGAGGAAGACCACCCGAGCCTTCAACCTGCTGACCTCATCGCCCACCTGCTCGATAGCACCGAATGCCGTTGCAATCAGCTTCGGAGACCAGTAGTTAATCTTGTAGTAGCCCTTCTCGTCCGTCTCCACGATGTCCTTTAAGTGAGGGTTGCACAAGACGTGCTGGGCAATCCAACCGATAGACCTTGTATTGTCCTTCTTCCAGGCAAAGCCGAACGTGCCACCCATTGCCTTGATGATGCCGAAGTAGTCCAGCTTCCGCAAATCCTGCTTCAAGCGGATGTCAGAAGATTGATAAGCGGTAACTCCACCTTTAGCAAGAATGCTATTAGGGAAGTAAGTATTCATATAATGGTCATAATCATATATATGACCAGTAGTACTAATTGTATATCTGTCATTAGGATATTTATATTTAGTTAAAGCTAAAGCTCTAATTTTAGCAACAATACCATTACGTAAATTAGTATTATTGCTAGGATGACTAAATACTAATCTTACATAACGATATGTATCATTACCAACATTTACACCTAAAGGACCAACACAAATATCACATTTGTGTGCCCATCCAGATATTATTTTAGAAACATATTCTTTATAACCACCAGTACTACTTCCAAAGTATACTTGACATTTTATATCAACTCCATTATCTACATCAACACTTATCCAACTAAGTTCTTGATATGTTTCATCAGGAATCTTAACAGTAACTCTAAGTTGATTTTTCTTTATTTGAGCAAGTTTATCAGCATTAGTATCACCAAGCATATTATTAGACCCTAAAAAATATTTAAATACCCTAGCGTTATCATTTACAAGATTAAATCTATTTTCTTGATTACCAGGATATGTATTCCAACTAGCACCGTTATCCATTGAATATTCTACTTGTATATTATCCTGAGGAATACCGTTAAACATATTAGTAACATTAGCAGCAATACTACCATCCCAATTATTTACTTTAGTACCAAAAGCGTTTACGTCAGCAGTAGTAGCATTTATAGCTTTAGCTGTTATTAAACCGTTAACTGATAAATTACCAGCAATAATACTATTACAACTAATAACATCAGTAACAGTAAGACTTTTAAACGTAGCACTACCATTTTGTGTTATGTTCCAATAACTACTATTTACTTGACTACACATGTTTTGAACATAAACCCAATCAGAATTATTAGCGTTACCTATATATAAACTACCACTACCTCCAATTCTAGCTCCACTATCAGGAGTTACAGTTTTAATACCTGCAAGTCTAAGCGTACCATCACTTTGTGGACTATTAGCATTAAATATAGAACCATTAGCTATACCAAGATAAATAGTTTTATCAGAATGATTATATTTAAGACCAGCCCATTTATTCCAATCCCAAGCAGTTTCACCAAAACGAATAGCATTACCTGTATTAAATATTACTTGGTCGTCTATAGCTGATATACGAGCATTAGAACTTATATCACTATTTAATCGTATAGCTCCATTTCTAGAGTTACTATTATTTATGTAAATAGTTCCATTAACATTACCAGTACCATCAAAACTTTGACCCCATATCGTTCTTGCTGCCGCAAGTTTTGTTGCAGAAGCTACATTATCAGATGTTAACGCTAATGTACCATTATGCGATGGCAAATAAACTGAATTTTTATAATTATCAGTAGTTTGTAATCTAGTAGAAAAATCATATTTACCACTATTATCATTATGAAAGTCAATATATTTACCTACTTCCATTACTCCATCTTTTTCTATACTAGGTATATGTCCATAGGGTGCAACATTACTACCATTAACATGATAACCATCTACAGTGTCAGCATTACCTGCACTACTAGCATAGCCATTATGCAAAGCATTATATAAACTATTTGCACCTTTTTGACTAAGACTTGTACCAGTAGAAGTTCCACTATAACTATCAGTAATTCCTCTCCAAGTATTTTGCCAAGTAGTAGAAACACCATTGATAGTAATAGTTTGACCACTTACAGAACCAGTAACAAAGTTTTTATCATTAGTAAGTTGACTAAGTTTAGTAAGATTACCTGTATGATAAACTTTATATTCAGCATTATATTTTCCAGTAGTTCTAACTACATTATCGCTAAAATATAACTCTCCATTTACTGCACGAATACCATCATAGTTACCGTCACTTCTACAAAATAGAATAGCTTCAGTAGGGCCCTCAGATACATTATTAGTATAAATGCTATTAACTCCAATAATATCGGAATTTCTCATATTTATACCCCATTGACCAGCAGTATAATATCTATCATTAGCCATAGTAAGAACACTAACATCTTGATGACTAGTAAGATAACCTTGACTTTTAACCCAAGATTGCGTAGCATACCCATTAAGAGATTGATGACTAGTTAAGAACGTACTACCTTTAACTACGCTGATAGTAGTACCATTCTTGGTGACAGACGTAACCGCATTACCGCTACCGCTGACAGAAATAGCAGTAGCACTACCACCTTCTAGGCTGGAGATACGAGAATCAAGAGCCTTGATGGAGTAGGCAGAGGCAATCTCACTCAGCGATTCTGATGTAAGCTTCAAGGCATTTGAATAACTCTTCACACTGCCGTTTAAGCCGCCACCACCGCCCGTGGTAGATGCTCCTGCTCCGTATGCCGTGATACCGCCTGTGGCATAGAGATTACCATCAATTTTGATAGCCTTGTTTGTGGAATCATACGTGAGCTTAATGCCATGGAAGGAGATTGCGCCCTCGAAGGTAGCATCGCCCGATACACCAAGTTTAGAGAATGGTGCGTTTGGCTTCAAAGACACAAGGTCAGCAACGCTCGTTCCTGCACTTCCTTCCTTCCAAGTCGGCTCGAAGAAGGTGAGGTATGCGCCAAGATTCTTCTCACTGATGATAAACGATGTCGGGTCAGCGTGAACCTTACCATCCGTTCCCCACCAGATTGCGCCATTAGCCATATAGCCGGAACCATCAAAACGGACGAGAGAGGTAGCTGCCTGTTTTGAATAATCTTCCTTCTTATCGAAGCCAACCACCTCACCATCGTTCATATATCCACCCCACCAGGTAGCAATGCCGTTTCCTTTCGCCGTCTTGTCAATAACACCATTAATTCCACTCTCCACCCGCTTGGTCTCATGGTCACGCAGGGCGATGAGAGAGGTAAGAATCAATCCGCCATTGATTTCCGTCTCCACACCATCGGCAAGCACTTTTTTCAGATATTGATAGGTAGACACATCACCGATGACTACACCGAGGTCGCCATATATCTTCCTAGTGATATATGCGTTTGCCAAACCCAGCTTGTCATAGAAGGCAGAATATGCGCTTTGGAAGTTGGTGAACTTCGTTCCCACGGCTGAGACGATAGTAGCCTTGCCGTTGGTATCAGCCTTATTGTAATTTTTAGATATATCTGAGAGATACGTAACGAGTTCCGTCTTGGCAGTCGTGAGGGTAGCAAAAGCGGTATTGAGGTCGATGAGTTCCTTGGTGTCCTTCAGTACCTCTGCGTTCTTCACCTCAATGTATGACTTCTGTGCTGCCGCAAAATCATCCTCAAGTCGCTTAGAATCCTGCGCCATTGCCGCAATCTCCGATGGCTCAAGATAGCCATCGGTAACATAATTATCGAATTCCTTCTTATTATCAGTGACCGTCTTTCCGAGGTTCGTAATATCCTTCTGTGCGGTCTGTGCCGCCTTCTGAGCATCTTCTGCTGCCTTTTTGGCTGCGTTGGCAACGGTATCATCGGTGTATTTAGATGCTTTAATCCAATCACCGATGGCGAACTGAGAACCTGCCGCTTTGTTGGTCTGACAGCGCAATACCTCATTCTTGTAGGTACTGCCGTCAGAAGGATAAGTGGCATTAACCCATATATCGCCAACCTGATAAGGTGTCGTAGGCTGAACGCTGAACACCTTCATCTTCCCGTTTGCGGTCTCCTGTGCCATTCTTGCATCGGAAAGGGCTTTGGCGATGTCGGTATCTGTAATGATAGTCCACTTATAGGTGTTGCTATCCTTGGCAAAGCGGTATGCCTTGCCCGTCTTGTTGTCGTAGTAAAGGTCGCCAAGATGGATTTCTTTATCCTTATCGGTCTTCCAACTGATGGCTGGGGCATTCTCCAAGGTAGGTACACCCTCATAGAACCACGTTTCGATAGCACCATCCACCTGATTCTGCAAGTCGGCAATGACCTGCGAGTTCTTGATGAGATTGTTTACCTGCTCCTCGGTCAAGCCCTTTGCTGAGTTCTCCTTAATATACTGAGACAATTCCTTACCATCCACAGTGGATTTAGCGGAAATCTTAGCCTTAACAGACATTTGCTTAGTGCTGCTATCATATCTGATATAAGAGCTGCCCTCATAGCCATTCTCCTTTGTAGGTCTATCACCTACATACATATCACCATAGACGTTGAAGAATGCCTTGTTATTCTGCTTATTCACACCATATTCCACGTACTCCCTATTGGCAAAGGAATAGCTGTTGATGCCGTGATAGAGGCTGATGGATGGCGAATAGGTATCTACTGCCGAGAAGATAAGGCAGGTCTGACGTTCTACATCGGTTCTATTACCGCACTGGTTGAGCACATCACCTTTAGCAGGTACGTCGCTTGCCGTAGCGCAATCGGTATCAGAGAGGTCGATATAATGATATTTCTTTCCTTCCAGTTCTACAGGGTCTTCATCACGACCGATTACCAATCGCCAATAAAAGTGATTGCCAGCCTTGTGATAAGTGCCCTTGCGAACATTGAATGATTCCGAGCGCACTTGGTCGTTAATCGCGAAGTCGTTATCTACCGCATCACCATCCTGCTCTGCTAAGAAATAGCAACGATAAGCCTTCTGTGACACATTATTGTATGTCACAGTAACTTCTTCTACCTTATGAGCCACCACACCGCCAGCAGGAGAGATTATCTCCTTACCACCGATGGTGGATGTTTTATTGATAACCAGCTCCTCGAAGATAGCCTTCATTCTTACCTCCAAGTAATCTGTGATGAGGTGCGAACGACCTTCTGCATCTGGAGTCCACGAGCCTCCGTTCTCATTGTTGGAGTTACCGATAAGCAATCCACTAAAGAACTTCTGCACCTTTTCCCAAGTGATCGTGCCGTTGGCTATGTCATCGTTTATCTTTGAGATGAAGTGCTTACTTCCCTCTGTTGCAATCTGGCCCTTGACTTGTGTAGTTGTCAATCCTGCACCTGTTCCGCCATTTCCACTTTGGAGCGACGATATCTGTTGCTGAATTTTCTGGATAGTTCCAACCTCCTTATCCTCGCGAAGAGTTATATCGTAGGTAGGAATCTTACCATCTTCTTCCTTGATTGTGAGCTGATCTATGGATATTACACCGCCAATTCTGAGGTCAGTATCCTCAAACTCCATCAAGTCTCCGGCTTTGAGCGTATCATGAAGACTCTTGATAACTCCTGTAGTATCCTTTTCAGCAAGATCATGCTGTCTTGCCATGAAAATCTCATCAACCTTAGGCTGATAGACGTACCTTGTGTAGTCGTTCTTGTCAATGAATGCTATGGCGTATTTAAGGAGCTTCAGAGACGCAGCATTGACATACGAATCAGGAAGTGTGATGCCGGTAAGAACGAAATGGTCGCCATTCTTGATAGGGTAGTCCTTGTATGGGAACCACAGCTCAAGAGCGTCGTCCTTTACTCTTTCAATAGTAAGCCTCCATCTTCCATCAATCTTGGCTGATGAAGCTACCTTGAATGTTCGTCCGCCACACATACCATCCTTCATCGAGATGGAGAAGTCGTCATCCTTTAAGTCGTTGATATCAAAGTCGATAGCCTTTTTAAGATAGATATCAACATTCTTTACGGTTTCATTATCGCCAAATCTTCCGTCATCATCAGGAGCCACACCCTCATCAATCTCATCAACACGTACGCCACCGATTTCCATCTCCTCGATAGTAGGGTAGATTTCAATAACTCCATTTGTCTTATCATCTGTTTCAAAGAACTGCGATGCAGAACGAAGGCCAATCTGCTCGATGTTGATAGAATCGATGTATGGCCTGTGCGGATCTGTGGAGAATTTATGCTGTCTCCCGGTAGGATTCACGTACTTCTTCTCTTCATTCGTGAGTGAGTTATAGAAATCGCTCAGCGATACATGAGGGAATCCAGGCAACATAAGTCTATTGATGGACATGTTGTTCGGAAGATTCTTTGCATACTCCTTCATAGATGAAGGAACAGCCTTCTTGTTGAGACCGGACGTGATATACATCTTTGTATTTTCGGCCTTGACCTGCGCAATAAACGCATCAAGCTTCTCCTTTGATTCCTCATCTCCGGTGTCAGTCTGTGTTCCCTTCAGCTCAGAATAGAATCTACATTTTTTAGAGTCGTATGCCTGTGTTACATAACCGGTAATCTCAGTTTTGAAATCAAATGTAACCTTAAGTACCCAACCGAGAGACTGCTCGCCAGTTTCCCCAGGAACAATATACTTTCTCGGATTCTTGAAATATGTTTCTATATAATCGAGGTCCAGTTCAAGTGTAACATTCGTGCTGGCCCCGACGACTTTCGTGATGTTCGCCACATACTTGACACCGAGGTCCGCATAGTAGTGAGAAGGAAGATTCTTCTCGGAACCATATGCTCTTAGTCTTGTAACGACACTCTGATCGGAATCAGCGCTCTGAACAATCTCATAGAGTCCGTTGCCGAGTCCGTACTTGAAGATATGATTAGCCTGTATTCCGGTAGTACCGACATAGATGTTTCTTCCTCTGACGATGAAGTTTATGTCCCACTTCTCGTTCACAAGCGCAAGGGCTTGCCAACAGGTCTGCGAATCCACTGTAATGGACATCGATTCGATGACGTTATCGTCGGTTTTCTCACCATAAACCGACAACCACTCACTTTCAAGGGCTCCACGCTGCACGGAACGGTCCTTGTTTCTGGAGTAAATCTTCCAAAGACCTGCACCAATCTGCTCGTTTAAGCATGCCTGGATTCTGTCTAGCAAATCATCCAAAGTCTGTACATAGAATGGGAATTTCGGCAGGGAAGTGTAGTGAAGCTCGTTATCGTTCAATACCACATCGAGGAACTCTGCCCTGGCAAGCTCATCCTGCAATGCGTTGAACTTTACGCTGTCATACACGAAGCCCTCACCGTAGGTGTCAGGTCTTGCCTGCTTATCCTTGCCCGGCTCGTAGTTGAGCTCGAATCGCTCGCCACGATAGACAATATAGTCGCCTATCTGAAAGTTGATAGGCACTTCATGCTTGAAGTTGATAGTCAAAAAGCACTCACCCATCCAGGAATCAGAGTACTCCAATCCATGAACGGTTATCTGCTCTCCGTTAACGTCTGTCAGCTTCGAGCCATCCTTATGATAAATATTCCAAGCGCTCATCTGTATGCTATACTAAATTTGAAATATTGCCCTGTGTATCCTTAATCGGCTTAATATCAGTAACAGGGTCGTTAAACTTGAAAGTAATAGAGAGGACTAGCAAGTCCTCGTTATCCGGATCCCTATAGAGGTTTGGATCAATATCCTTAAGTCTTACATGCTGTCTTCCGATTCTATTGAAGTCGCAATACATCTTCATCATGCCTGACTTGCGGATGTAATCAATGAATGCCTTACATTTCTCGTTAGCGCCGAAAGCCTCGCCGTGGAACATAAACTTAACCTTATTCTCGTAGGCCGCCATATAGAGACCATCCTTTCCGATATACTCGTCGTCACCATGCTCGTCGTGCCACTCCCTTTTTGCAGGTTCCTTGACAGAATCACAAGGCTTGAACGGGTTCTCGCTAACGTACATACCGAAGTCGGCGATGGAGTCCTTCACCTCGTTCCCATCGCCTTCCTTCTGCATGTATATCCTGAAATAATCTTTCATACCTTAAATCAACTTTTTATAATTGCAAATATACGAAATAATACATAAATATGCAAGTAATATGCGTATAAATATGCGTTAATTGAACTTAAAGTCGTGTCTATCCCTAACATTGACTGGTCCGGTAGCTTTCACGACTGTTCCTCCGTATTGGTAGACGAAGCACTTTGCGGTATCTTCGCATTCAACATGAAGCTCTGCACCATCTAACAGATTGACAAACACCCTGGAGAATCCCTTAACCTTCAGGTAAAGTGAAGAGTTGTGCCTTACGTATATCTCTCCACTGTCCATCCAGTCATAGCTGATATTTGCTACACACTCTCCATTGAGGATGACAACCTTCGGATTTTGCAGGTCAACGTTCTCGTCAACATACACACCATGATCGTGAATGACATCACCAAAGTACTTCTTCATATCCTTGGTCGAAGGCCAGTTCTTTCCGATGCAGAAGTCAATACCCTTAACAAACTTCTCGACCATCTCATGCTTGGATGAGTTGTCATGCCACTCGGCGGTCCACTGAGCGCAAAGACCCAGTGAAACAGCCTCGTTCTTCATCCTGTCTGATAAATTTCTTTTTTCAAACATAGCTTTTACTTTTAGTTAATCCTTATACTTCTTGCGCCAGTCTCCTTAGTGATTGAGCGCATCCAGCTGTATATCTCGTCAAGTCTACCGTTTCTGTACTCAGCAAGCGTAACGAGTTGATTTATAGAGGTAAGCTGAGACCTTGCGATTACGCTTATCTCAGGTAGAACAGATTTAGTTAATTCCGTCAGCTGCTTGAGATTCGCATTGTCTTCTGCACAATATAATCTGATGGAATTAAGGTACGATGCGAGAAGGCCGATTTCTTCCTCATTAATGCCCTTAATCGAATTGGTCAAAGAGGAACTTCCGTTTTCTCTCAAATCAAGTCCCTTTTCCTTTAGAGCATCGAAGATACCGGTTAACTGAGGAACTACATTTTCGCCAACTTGGTAGAGCTTGTCCGCAAAATCGTCCATGTCGGTCTCATCAAGTTTACCCTTTTCATCAAGGATACCTGTAAGCCATTCGAGAGGTTTTTCAAGTGCCTTCTCCATGATTTTCTGAGATACAATATTCTTCGTAACTTCGCGAACCATTTCCTTGACCTTATTCTTGTAAGCCTCAACCGCATCTTCCCCCTTAGTCCATGCGCTCACAACAGTATCAGTCAGCTGATTTCCCCAGCTCTTCATATCGATAGAGTAAACGTCTTTCAGAAAGTCCTGTGCGAACGTCTTAATCTGCAACTGCATCTCCTTGATTTGCTGATCGTAGTCGGCAATCTTATCCTTGTCCGTCTTTTTCTTATCCTCCTCAGCTTGTCTCTGCTTTCTCAACTCGTCTTCCTGAGCGTGGAGTAGGGCGAGCTGATCTGCGTATGCGGATGGATTCGTTTCTGTCTTCATCACAGCATCATAGGTCTCCTTGCTGTAGTGGCTAAAGTTCTTGCCACCGAAGAAAGCCTTGCCCATATCAGTCTTGGAATAAGTCTCCCAAGCCTTATAGTCATTCTTGACATCGTTGAGCTTTTTAGTCGTATCAGAAGACCTCTCATAAGAATAGATTCCACCGAGTGTCTTTTCAATAACGGAACTGATATTGCTGGACAGGTTCTTCAGCTCATTCAGTTGCCTTTCTGCAAGCTTAATCTGTCTGTCGAGCTTGGCATCATGAGCCTTTGCAAACGCCTTGATAGGTGAGGTAAATATGCCGGTGACACCGGCAAGGATTCCACCAACGTTGCCGGACTCCGCGCTTGTTACCACCTTTGACAGTGAACTTGACATACCGGAGAATGTCTCGAAGAACGCAGAAGCGTCCTGCCATCCATCAGACTCAGTGTCAGCTCCGAGAAGGGAAGCAGTCTCTTTGATGTCATTGAATGCTTCACTCATTCCCTGGACATTCTGGTCGATAATGCTTACTACGTTAGCAAACTTATCAAGAGATTCTTTCGCCTTTGTTCCATCTTTAAACAGAATCTCAGCAGCCTTCATCATAGCCTTTCCGCTGGCGATCATACTGTCACCGCGTTTGATGAAATTTTCGTCTCCCATTTTGAGACCAAGCTCGCGAACCTTTTTGCCTTCGGCAATTTTGCTTGCCGCGAGCGTCATCTGTTCGCTGGCATCAGAAATCTTCTGCTCGGCCATTCCCTTCAGACCGCCATTAAGGAAAGTCTTCTTTGGACTCGTCAGCTTCGATAACTGCTCATCAAGCTGCTTGATTTCCTTGGCGTACTCTCTTGCATCAATGGCTCCGCTTTGTAGGGCCTCATTGATATTCTGCCTGATTCTTGCTCCGATAGTCTGAGCCTTATCCATACCGAGAGACACGATGGCTCCGTAGAAGTTGAGATAATCAGAAGAGTTCTTGAACTTGTCAAGTTTAACCTGACCAATCTCCTTGTCTCTCTGAATCTCATATCTCGCCTTGATACCAGGATCATTCGTCTTGCTAATAAGCTCGTTGTATCTCTCCCTTATCTTCAAGATTTTATCCTCATAATCTTCTGTCTTCTCGATGATGTCGGCGGCATCCTGCAAAGACTTAACGTAATTACCACGGAGTAGTTCTGTAATCTTCTTCCACTCTTCGTACTGATTTGGCAGCTTAAGCTTTTCCTTAGCTTCACCATCCGTCATATTGAGAGAGTTCTGAAGATTAAATATCTCATGGTAGTTAGCGTAATACTCGTCCATAAGAGATTTAGTCTTGTCATCCATCTGAAAAGCGTCAACCCATGCGGACTCAGCAAAGAACTTGCTGCCTGTCTTTTCGAGAAGACTCTTGTACAAATCCCAACGTTCTGACAGCTTGTTCATGGACTCATTGAAGTCAGCTGCCTTTCTCTCGTACTCCTTCTTGTCCTTCTCGTCGAAGAGCCACTCTGCAACCTCGCGATAGATAGAAGTTTGGAACTTCTTTCTCTCGGTGGTATTTATACTGAATCCTTCAAGGAGAGAATGGACAGCCTTCTGATAGTCGTCAAGATTAAGACCGGTAACCTCTGGGAAGAGATTGTAAGTCTTCTTCTTTGCCTCTTCATCAGACATTATGCTCTTGTACTTCTGGTACATCTGCCTTGCTGACTTAAGACTGCTTAGACGCTCCTGTAAACGCTTGAGCTCTATATCTTCTTTGCGACCTGAATTCCTGTTTCTTCCTTTCGGAACCTTATTGGACTTTTTGTCTTGCGGATAGAATTTATAGCCGAGACCTTCCCATGCCGCCTGATTCAAGCTATTGTAGCTTTCCCAAGCCTCATCTCGAAGTGCCTTAGATATCTTGCCGCGTTTAAACTTGTTCTCGCGGTTCTTATACTCGTTGTACCTGTTCTGCAACTCTGTTTGCAGGTTATTATCCGTATTGTAGTCGGAAGTTTCGTCAAGATAAGAATCGAGCATAGTCGCCTGTGCTTCTATCCTCGCTTTACTCTTTCCTGTCTTGGATAAATTTCTGCGGACTCTTTGCTGCATAGGCGTCTTTGGTTTCTCGACCTTGCCGCCACCTGCTTTCTTTGGCTGTTTTGCACCAGCCTCCTGATAGAAGATAGACTTCAAGTACTCACGAATCTGAGGAACATTCACCTTGCACGCATCGAGCATTCTTTCTATCATGCTCGCAAAGCGTGAAGAATTCCTGTTGCACCACTTCGAGAAATCTACACCGAACAGGTTGAATGACTTCTTAAGGAAGTTAATGATTCTAGGAATATTCTTCTTAGCGATATCATTTATCTGATCACTAACCTTGTTTGCCCTTATTCCTATTTTGTAAATGCTATTTGCAATATCATTGCTTCCGTTACTTGACTTCAAAACGAAAGAATCCCAATTTGCGCCTCCTCTTTCTGCAAGAATACGAATCTTCTCATCGAGAGACATGGCTCTTTCCTCTGGCTTCAGGAACTGATTAGCAACGCTATCCATTCTCGACTTTGTATCTTCGTCAAGTCCAGATAAAAGCGTCTGGTACTTGATAACCGCCTCGTTGAGGTCTTCGACAGCATCCTCCATCGTGTCTGCAAAAGGATTACCGGAACCCCAACCACCTGAAGCTCCAAGTGCTCCAGCAACAACATCCGAGTCGTTTGCTTCCTGCTGTGAGTTGTCACGAGCGGCAACTATTCCCTTATTGAGAATATCATACTGCTCGTTAAGATTCTTCGCCCTTGTAATCTGATCTTCTATTGTCTGTGTGTAATCTCCGCTGTTTCGAAGAAGCTCTTTCATTGAGTTTACTCGCTGTTGTAAGTCCGCGCTGTTTGCCGGCTTCTCATTTGCGAGCTCATCCTCGTAGTTTTTCTTCTTGTTGTATGCAGAATCCCTGAACCCCTTCGCATTCTCAGAAATTCTATCCATATCACTGCTGTAGCTTGAGAATGTCTGAACAGCTAGACCGATTGCAAGTCCCCACCAGCCGCCAAGCATAGTAAAGAGAGACTTAATTCCTCCACCTATCTTAGAGATACCCATATTCATTACGGCGGCAAATCGTGTTCCTCCGAGTATAATCTGCTCCTGTCTTGCTGTAATCTGCCCCATCACGGCAAGCTGTCTGATAAGTTCTTTTGTAACAAGACCTTCCTTGACAGCTTTCTGCATCTGAAGAACAGACATCTTCCCTTCAAGTGCAAGACGAGACATAGCATTCGCCCTTGAAGCGGTATCAGACAGCAAGTATGCCCTTGCCTGTACATTCTGCAACGCCTTCTGTTGAGTAATCTTACCTTCTGTGACAAGTTGCTGCTGTTCGATAGCGTAAGTCCTCAGCTGAGCATTCATCTGCTGAGTGTAGTTCTTGTTTATTGAGCCCAATCCGAGCTTACTGGAAGCCATCAGTCCAAGTTTCCTTGCAGCAAATATAGCTCCGAAAGAAAGCATAGCAGGGGACAGTTTATCAAGAGCTAATACTAAGTCTGTTACTCGGTTGATAATAAACGAGAACGTACCGCCTATGACATTCTTTCCTTCTGCAAATTTACCGAGCATAATATCCCACGCGTCGATAAGCTTATTCCAGCGACCAAGCAGTGTTTCGGACAACACGAGCTGCATATTGTAGAACTGGCCACCCTCATCAGTCATTTTCCACAGTACCTTCTGAACATCCTCGAAGCTTACCTGCCTTCCAGATATCATCTTCTTGACGTCTGCTTGGGTGTAATTCTTGCGCCCGTTCTTGCCTTCAGAATTATATAATTCCGTTATCTTCTGCAAGAGAGGAAGACCGGCGTAAGCGAACTGGCGCAACTCCTTACCATCGAGCCAAGAACGAGCCTTTACCTGGCCGAATGCCAAGCCCAATCGTCCGAAGTCTACACCAAGACCAGATGCAATATCCGCAAGTCGTTTTGTGGTATCATACAAGTCATTTGCTTCAACTCCGAATGCAGCCAGCTGCTTTACATCTCGGTTCAGCTCTCCAAACTTGAATGGAGACTGCAACGCAAGCTGCTGTGTCTGAGCGAACAGCTCGTCAGCCTTCTGTACATCACCAAGGATGGAGCGTAACGCAACATGCTGCTGAACAATCTCACCACCGGTCTGTACGATTGAATTAAAGAATTGCTGTGCGCCAAAGACAATACCTCCCTGTAAGAAGAGAGACTTGATATCTCCGACTATGGATTGCATCTTCTTCGCTTCAGCGTTTGCTCCGGCGAATGCTGCTGCGAGATCGTTTCGTGCTCTTGCAGCAGACTGAGCAATTTCCTGCTGACGCTTCTGTTCAAGCTCGATACCTTTCTGAACCTCTTGGTTTATTGCCTTTTGGTCTTGAAGTATCCTCGATGCTAAAGTGGTATCGTGCCCACTACCAATGTTGCCAAGCATACCTAGGCCTTCTCTCCAATTCTCCGAATTGAGCCTGTCTTTGATGGTTCTAAGATTTCTCATTAAAGAAAGGAGCCTGCTAATCTCAGCTTCTGCTTTACTAACATCTGCTCCGACAGAAATTCCTCGGCTGTATTCAGAGCGGAGCTGGCGAACCTTATTTCCGAGAGAATCATACCGACGCTCCGTGTTCTTCAAATCATTCTGGCGTTGCCTCTCTGCCTCTTTTGCCTCGCGTGCTGTGTCCTTTATAACCTTTGCATAAGTATTTGCTTTATCTATAGCATTAAGATACCCGGAACTCTTTACGACATCAGTTGCAGTGAGTCCTGTGATAGGATGAATACCTCTGTTATTCCTGATCTGTTCTAATTCAGTTCTGTATTTAGACAGCTCTGACAACGACTGACGTATGTTGTTCGTTGAATCGACTCCAAACATCTGTATGCCTTCACCATGGCGTTTGTTGATTTCGTCAATAATAGAAGATAACTTATAAAGTTCTCTCTCTGCCTTGTTTGCCTCAGTTGCAACGCTGTTAGGAAATATGTTGAATCCAGCACCTTCCTTGGACACCTCTCCGAGTATGCGGCCTATTTTGTACAATCCGTCCTGGACAGACTCCAACTGCTGGAGTTTTTTCGAACTGAAGAAATCTTCGCTTGAAAATACGCCAATATTACGACGTAATTCTTTAACGAAGTTGTTTAGCTTTTCAAAACTACGACCTCCCTTATCTCCAATACCTTTTGTTGCTTCGGATATTGCTTCCAAAGCATTCTGTGCCTGCTTACCAGTAGAATCAACCTTGTTTAATTCTCTGATAATCTTTTTGGTTTCCTCTTCAATTCTCGATTTTAGAGTGAGCGAGAAACTGAGGTCTCCCATATTTCCACCTGTCATATCCTGAATATTTTTAAATTAGAGTTTGTTGTTTAAGTAATCAGCAAGACTTATCTTCTTGCCAACGAGTCTTCCCTCATTCTTCTTTTTCTCCATCCACCTGTCGTAGAGGTCATCCATCTCCTTCTTGGTATGCTTCTTCGGACCGCCTTCCTTCTTGACCTTTGGATAGACGACAAGAGGCTGGTCTGCAACCATGAGGTCAATCTGCGCTGATGAATAGCCCCACCAGTAGTCGTAGGCTGCAATGAAGTACTTGCGCTGAAAGAGGAAACCGAACTTCTCCGCTAGTGAGAAGGCTGCTCCCCAGCTGGTTCTGCTTGGATAGCTTTTGCTTCGCTCCTCGTCATCGTCATCATCACGTCCGTCATCCCGGTCGCTAATATGGTAGCCAGTGAGAATGCGTTCGATGGAATTTTTTTTTTAGAAACATCGAGGACTCTCAGCACCTCGGCCACGTCAACATCCTTGATGTAGTAGAGCCAGCGCCAGTAGATCCAATACAGGAATCGTATCTTCCAGATGTTGTTGAGGAGAATGCAGACGCAAATCTTGACGTTGCGCTTCCATTCGTTCTTCTCCTTTGCCCGGATATGGGAACACTTGCTCATGGTCCCCTTGCGAAGCCAGCCGAGCTTGTGCTTCTTTCCTCTGAACACGAACTCGGTAGGCTCGTCGTGCAGCACGCTGTCAAGCAACTCCTGCAAGTCCACTGAAGGCTGCTCAATTTTCTTTTCTTCTGCCATGATTGTATGTTATTAAATGAAGAAGGGCGGCACGGCTGTTGATTAGCCTGCCGCCCAACGGTTTGTTATCCTGAATCTAATTACCTAAAGAAGCCTTTACTTGATTAACCGCCAATGCCTGGTCCAGCTGCTGCTGGAGCCTTAGTAAGCCAAGCGATGCTACGCTTACCTGCACCCTCGATAGAGCCGGAGAATTTAAACGCAACAGGCTCAGTACCAGAGTTATCCCACTGCAAGGTAGCGTAGAGAGCGATGTTGGTAATAACCATGAGGTTCTCCTTCTCGTCGTCAACGATAACGATAGTGCCCTTGATCTTGAACTTCTTAGGCTCAACAGCGATACCTGTAAAGCCGGTAGTAGCGTCGAGAGTAGCGTCACCTGTACCCTTCAGGGTAACCTTGGTCAGCTCGGTGATAGCATCCTCACCAAACATAATTGTCAGCAAGTCCTTTGCCTTTGAAGGAACAACGAACTCTACGTTGAAGTCGCCGAGCTCTGCGGTAGTTGCCCAGTCGCCTGCAAGACCGATAACCTTGTAGTGGTTGATGGTTGGGTCATCCATAGTCGCCTTCAGCGAGTCAACGGTAACCGGAAGCTCAACCTCTGGGGTGATGTCAACTGTAGCCTTGCTCAAATCGGTAATAGCCTTTGAGTAGAGCAGAGTTTTAGGACCATTGAAAATGTCCTTCATCTTGTCAATAGTTGTCATAGCCATAATCTAAAATATTTTAAATTGTTATACCTGAATACTTATTTCGTGCGTAACCTTCCCTGTATGATTGTCACGGAAAAACCTGCGCCATCGTCTGTCTGTAGTGTTATACGAGGATTGGAAACAATGAGATTTTTTGTGGAGATTGGAAATCTGTCCATAATCTCCTGGGCTTTCTCGTCAACGCTAGATACATCAAGTGTGTGCGGGTTGCTTGCCGAATTCTTATCGCGCACATACAATTCGATTTGAGCTATAGTGGTGAAATCATTGTAAACTCCACTTGAGTTCATCTCGTTATTGTAGATACTAGATGGGAAGTATACCACGATGTAGCTGTTGATTTTCGTATCAACTGCTTTTGGTCGGCTACGGGAGTAGAGCTTGTCACAAATCCCCTTCATTGCATTACCGACATCGAAATATAGAGTCTTAATACTAACCATATCTTACATCGATCTAAAGTATCTAACCAAATATTCTCTAAGAGAGGTAATCACATCGTGACCTCTCTTTACCTCGACAAACTTAGCGTAATCTACGCCGGCAACTAGAAGCATCTGCCATGTGGCATCGTACTTTCCTTTGTTGTGCTCCCTGGAAACAAGTTCATCCCATGCCGCGTTTGGACCATATTCACCACCTTCTCCGTATTCACCCTTGTAAGGTCTCCTTCCGCTGTCTTTGAAGGAGAATGAGCTGCGATAATACTTATCGAGGTTGTATCTCTCTCCGGCAGCAAGGGTTACTCGGGTTGGCTCTGGGCCTGGAGCATAATGAATCGACTGCAATGAGCCGTTGTAATATGTACCGATGGCTGTTGACTTGTACAAGTTACCGGTTACGTCATCATAGTTTCGAGACTTGTCAGCAGCCTTCATTGTCATTTCAGCCGCATGATCCATCTTCTGCTGCATCTTTGCTACAGCCATCTGACGGATTTTCTTCTCGACCTGTAAAAACTGACCTGATAAACTTGTCATAATCTAAACCCTTGTCAAACTCCAATACACAACAGTCCTGTTATTATCCGGTTCGCAGTCCTTAACCATACCTACCTCGGTGTTGTTGCCGACAGTGGAGTAGATGGTGTCGCCGTCAAGAGGACATCTGTCAGCATCCCATTCGTCATATCTGACCGGAATCGATGCCTTCCTCTTGTTCTGGTCGACATTCTTGTCTCCCTCTGTAGTGGTATCGGTGTAGCTGCGGCCTTCGCCATAATAGAGAATGATTTCCTTGTCCTCACCAACTGGAGCATCATCATCGGCAAATGGGTCATCAGGGTCGGCTTTTCCGACGACCTTCCTCACGATCTTGATGATGTGAGGATATCTTGGGTTTCTGATGTTTTCCTTTTCCATACGCCTTATTTGATGATGTGAGGGAGAGGTTCTCCCCAAGGAGAATAATTCGCCCTCTTTACTCCGTGGGAGGTCACCCGGAAGGTGGACTTCTTCTTGAGCATCGAATCAGGCTCCAGCTCTGCATAGATAGCGTTAGCCTCTGCCTTCATCTCGCTCCTGTCGTTGTCCGACATATCATAGCCACCTCCCGAATGAGTCCATCCGTTATCGGAATCGGAGGTGTTGTTCACCTTGCTCGGACCAAGAACAAACCATTTCAGCATGTCGGCATAGGCAAGTCTCACCTTGTCCTTGTCGCAGGCTTCGAGGTCGATGCCATTTTCAAGCTCCCTGTCGTGCATGATGCCCAACAGAGCCTTCATCGGCATCTCGAACTTCACCTTATTAATAAGGTAGTCGTTCACAGTGTAAATGTTCATCTCCGAATCCATAGTCATACAATCTTGTTACGTTAAAGAATTAACCCTTCTTGGTAATGTCGATAATCCAACGGTAAGGAGAATCGAGCATGGCAGGAACAGAAGCGAGGAACAAGTCTGTTTTGAACTCCTGGTAGAGACCGTTCGCGGTAATCATGTTACGCAGCAAGCCAAGCTTGTTGTTGGTCTGCGCCCAAGCCACATCAATGAGCTTGTTGCCAAGGGTGTCAAAGATACGCTTGTCAAGGATCTCCTTACGCATGAAACGCAAAGGCTTGCCAGCAGGACGAAGAACAACTGTTCCGTCTGCCCAACCACGAATCTCTGTAACTGTGCCATCGAAGCGCTTGTTGTGCTCAACCTCATCGACAATCTCGATAGGAGAAAGACCGTTGAGGTCAACAACAGACTTCAAGAACATTGCGTTGTTTGGACCGTAGTTCTGCAAAACTGCCACAAAGTTAGCGTTCGCCCAGCTCTTGTACAACTCAGCAATCTGCTTGTTCTTCAAGAATACGTTATTGTAGTCGTTCTTGGTCATCTGCCATACGAGAGGTACACTGCGGTACTCGATGTTCTCCTTGCGCCAATCCTCCTCAAACTTGCGCATCTGCTCAAGTAAGTCGCAGTTTGGATCGTTCCAGGCAAGCGTACCCGCCTTTTTGAAGTTCTCCTTTGGAACCTTTGCGTCATACAGAGGCTCCTGGATACCACGACCAATCTTGTCGTAGTCGATGAAACCTGTCGAACTCAACTGAGCTGACATGTAGGTCATAGTCATGTCGAGTGAGTCGTACAATACCTGTACCTTGTCGAGGTAAGCATCAACCAGGTCAGCGTCGTTGCCGAACTCATCCTGGAGAAGCTTCATCTTGTGGTAACGCTCTGTCGCAGTCTCACGGAAGCCGTCAGCTGCGAAGTCTGGAATTGAAGCGGTGTACCACTCAATACCCTCATGGTCGTTCTGATAGCCCTCGCCGAGAGGAGCACGGAGGTTCATCAAGGTTGCAGGGTTCAATGTACGTGTGCGAACCTTGAAGGTTGCATCACCATTGTTAGATGTAGGGGTGAGATCTGGATCAATGTCACCCTGTGTCAGATACCAGCCGTTGTTACAGCGAAGTACGCCGTCACGATTGACGAACTTCTGAAGGTAAGTGTTGTTACCCTTACCAGTGAAGAACTTCGCAAGCTGCTCGACACCAATATCAATTTTTGCCATAATCCTGAATCAATCTTTTTACGTTATACAATAGGTTAAATGTGCCAGAACTCTGGGTAGAGTGACTTGTTCATCGCCTTAACAGCAGGAGGAACAGGACCCATGCGGTCAAGCCACATAACGCAGTCTGGATTCAACATACAGAAGTTGACGTTTGTACGAGGCTTGTGATACTTGTCGCCGCCGGCATCGAAATAAGGGAAATCGTTGTCGCTCGGAGCGAAGCAGTTAGGGTTAGTCACCATCGGCAATACGGAATCACCGGCACTAGCAGCCTCAACCAATACGTCACCTACCTTCAATGCGCCGAGGGCAGCAGAAAGAGTAACCTTCCAAACGTCACCTGCGGCGTCATCGGTAGTAGCCTCAACTGCTGAAACAGTCACGCCCTTTGCCTTGGTCTTGAAGTCCTTCTGGCCGATCATGATGGTGTCGCCAGGGAACGGGATGTGGACGAAACCATTACGAACGATATAAATGTCTGTGTCTGTATTCGCAGCAGTAGCCTTTGCCACGCCGTAAGCCTTCAGAATCTTGATTGTAGCACCAGGACCTTCGTTGCCTGCTGTAAAGCCAAGATCGTGCTCAATCAAGTCGCCGGCATAAATCTTAGCCTGACCCTTGAATGGGTTGACGAGCTTACCACCAATAGGTGGGTGAACGAAGGCATTCTTGACAAGTGCCTCAAGACCGGCAAACACGTATCGGGTTCCGCCGACCTTACCTTCTGTCTGAACGATGGTTGCGCCGTGGCTAAGCATACCACGAGTACCCATCTGTTCCATGTAGGAAATAGAAGTGTTGTCCATAATCTTTTTACCTTTTTAAAATTGTTATCCTGAAATTACTTCTTGTCTCCACCGCCGAATCTCTTCTTTCGACGCTCGGCCACTTCTTCCATAAACTTGTCATCATCTGTGGACGTGCCTCCGCTAGACGTGCGACTGCCTTTTGCTGGAATACCGTTTTCACCGGTAGCCTCCTTGTACTCTGCGGTGTAGATTTTCTCAGCCTTAGAAACCAGGTCGTCGATGTCGACATCTTCGTCTGGAATCTCCAGCTTTGCGATTGCAGCATTGAGGAAGTAGTTCTTCATTTCAAGGTTTGCCTTGTCGAACTTATCCTTCAAACCTGCCTTTACTGACTCGATGGTTGCCTTCCTTGCAGCCTTCTTGTCTCTTTCTGCGTTAGCCTTTTCGAGAGCTTCGAGTTTCTCAAGCAGCTTGGAGTATTTGTCGTCAGGATCGTCACCCTTTTTAGCCTCCTTGCGCTTACGCTCCTCTTCCTCTTCCTTCTTCTTGCGTTCAGCTTCCTCCTTGCTCTTCTTTACCTCGTCAGAGATATTCTTGTGCAAGTTGCCGTTGATACGCTTCAGACGGTTTGCTAACTTGGTAACCAACTTGGAATTTGCTTCCTCGTCATCACCGAAATCTTCCAAAACATCATCAAGTTCCTCATCGATGGTCTTTTGGCTAAGTTCTTTGAACTTGGTGGTATCAACCTCCTTGTTCACTAATGCTAAGAGTTCCTCTCTTGTCATGTTGTTTTTTTATTAAAAATGTTATCCCGAAAGTGGTCCCTCCACCTCGAAAACGTATAAATATACCTTTTATTTTGCAAATATATGAATAAATATGCAATTATCAAAGGAAAATTGTATATTTTTGCAGTATTAAATGTATATTTATGCAGAAAGATGTATTTTCAGGATTAAAATTGGATAACGGAGAGCCTATTTACACTCAAGAGTATATCCAATCATTAAGAGACGCCGACAAGAAGCATCCCGACAAGCTGAAGATTATAGCTCAGCGTGGCGGTCAGGAACGCATGCTGTCTATAGACGCTGATATTAAGATAGTTGGCGGTTCGCGAGGCGGCTCAAAATCGTTCTCTTCCCTAATGGAAGTTCTGAAGGATATTAAAAATCCAGATTTTCATGCAACAATTCTTCGTAACGAAAAAGACGACTTACAGTCCTTAGTGACAGACTCTTATAAATTGTTCTCCCAATTTGGAACTTACAATAAGTCACAAAATGATATGACCTGGAACTTCGATAACGGAGGATGGCTCAAATTCTCGTACTATGCTGGAGCCTATCAGGACTTCAAGACACGATTCCAGGGTCGCCAGTATGCCTACGTCTGCATCGATGAGGGTACTCAGTGCCCATACAAGAAGTTCAAGTACCTCTTGACCAACAACCGAAATGCAGCGCATATCCGAAACCGCTTCTGGATTACCTGTAACCCAGACCCGGAATCTTGGGTGAGAAAGTTCATTGACTGGTGGGTTGACGAGAACGGCTACATCATACCGGAACGGGACGGAGTTATACGATACTGTTTCATGGATGGTGATACACCGGACTCTATCTACTGGGGTAACACAAGAGAAGAGGTATACGAACAGTGCAAGGGCATTATCGATAGCCTTTGGAAGGATAGCTATGAGGAACTTGGTTATACAAAGCTCGAAATGTTCATCAAGTCGGCAACATTCGTTCGCGCTGACGTATCAGAGAACATTAAGCTTATCTCTACCGATGCCTCATATCTCGCCAACCTTGCCCAACAGGATGAGGAACAGCGTATGCGAGACCTGGAAGCTAACTGGAACTGGAAAGCTGCCGGAGATGACATGATCAAGATGGAAGACCTTGATGAAATCTACGACAATGCGGAACAAATCGGAGACGGAAAACGTAGAGCCTCTGCCGATATCGCATTCACCGGAGGCGATAACTTCGTGATGTGGCTTTGGGAAGGATGGCACTGCAAAGACTTGGTTGTTCTGAGGCTGGACCCTAAGACGCTCGTTTCTGTAGTTAAGGCTAAGCTGAGAGAGTGGGGCGTTGAGGAATGCAACTTCACTTACGATATGCAGGGCATAGGTCAGTACTTCAAGGGATTCTTCAAGGATGCCGTCCCATTCAACAACCAGGCAGCACCTATCGCTAGGAATCATCAGGAAGAAGAAGGAATCAAATATCTCTATAAAGATTTGAAGTCTCAGTGTGCTTGGTTATTCTATAAGATGATAAAGGAGAAGCTGATTTCCATTGGCTCGGCCCTGCTTGAAAGAAAGTATTCAGGAAACGGATTTGACAAGGTTCCTCTCAGACAGATTCTTCAGAAGGAGCGTAAGATGCTCAGACGTGACGAGAATAGCGATGATAGGGGATTCAAGCTATTACCTAAGAAGATTGCCAAGAAATATGTCGGGCACTCGCCTGACTTCTTTGAATCTTGGTTCTATGTAATGATATTCAGTTTAACAAAAAAGAAAAATAAAAAGGTAAAAGGATTATGGATGCTATCAAGGTAACAAATTTCAGAAAGATTCTGGTAAAGAAGCCTTTCTTTGAACTCACGCCAAAGGGGTACATGACCCACGATGGCTATTGCAGGAACGAGGTGTCCGATAATGAAGACCCTCAGATGCCGCAAGATACATTGTACAGAGTGATTAAGACTCAGAAGGACTTCCTTCGTGAGTTCTATCCTACGTCCCACAAAATCTTCGACAAGGATCTCTACCCTGACATCTGGAGAAAGAACCCGGAAGACGGGAAATGGTATGTCCAGGAGATTCAAAGAACGGCATTTGCTTTCCAGCAAGTTATTCATACGAAGCATGTTCTCCACATGACAGGTAACGATATTCAGTTTGAACTTGCCGGTGATCCTGAGATGAAGAAACAGGAAGAGTATATAAATCTCCTTGCCAAGTTCAAGAAGGGATGGTATATGCACGATATGGAGATTCGTCACTATGAGGCTGTAAGTTCGTACATGAAGGTTGCTGAAGCTGCTGTAGTCGGATTCTTCGATAAAAACAAGAAATTCGGTACTCGCACATTGGCTTTCGATAGAGGAGACACATTGTATCCTCAGTTCGACCCTCTTACTGGTGAACTCGTTGTGTTTGCTCGCAAGTATTACGACTTCGACGAGGAAGGTAATGAAAAGATTGAATGGGTAGAGGTGTGGGATGACAAGACATTCTACCGCTTCAAGAAGCAAGTTAACGAAGGCAAGGTTAAGGAGACTATCAAGAGAATTGCCAAGATATTCGGAATAGACGACTACACTTGCGTTGAAGAGAAAGCTCACGGCTTCCCATTTATCCCTGTTGCATACGTAAGGAACGATGACGGCCCATGCTGGTCTGTTGTACAGAAGAACATCGAGGACTACGAGGAAGCTTTCTCTTATCTCTGCGAGAACAACAAGGCTTACGCCTTCCCTATAATGAAGTTGAAGGGCGATGGTGACGACATTACCGTTGTTGGTGACACGAATGGTTCTGCAAAGATGATTCAGATTACCGATACGAATGGTGATGCTGACTTCATTAACGGAACAGACGCTTCCGATGCATTTGCGACACAGCTCAACAAGTCGTATGACCTCATCTATGAGCTTTCGTTCACAGTAAAGCCACCGGAGCTGAAGTCGGGTGACCTTCCGGGCGTTGCCATCAAGCTGCTCTATTCTCCTGCCATCGAGGTTGCAGAGAACGATGCTAAGAAGATGCATCCGTTCCTGGATCAACTTGTTCGTATCTCAAAGTATGGTATCGGAGTTGAAGAAAACTGCATGGCCACTATGACCGGTCTTCCTATTCACGCTTGGGTGGAAATCTATGTGCATCAGAATAAATCTGAAATAATTACAAACTTAGCTACAGCTGTTCAGAACAACTTCCTCTCAAAGCAGACTGCATCTGAGCGTTGCCCAGACTTCCCGGTTAACGATGAATACGACCGTATCATGCGGGAGAAGAAGGAGGAAGACCAGCAGGACCTCCTCATGGATATGCAACGTGCGGATAACGAAACTCAAAATGCAATTGAGGAGCAGAAAGCAGAAGCTCAGATTAACGGAGGAAGCGGAGGCAACGTTCGTACCGGTAATGGCAGGAAGGCAGGAAGACCTAGTGAGGGCAAAAATACCGACAAATGGGGCAACCAGCCAAACGAAAACAACTGGAAAACGTTTAACCAAACTCATTAATAGCCTATGGATGAGTTAAAACGTTCTGTCGATTACAGCAGAAAGCGCTTGCAGGCAATCCGAAACTGCGAGGACCATGTTGCAGATATTCTCTGGAAATCAACACAGAAGATAGTTACCGCAAGCAAGCGATACAGAGGTGCGGGCAGGCTCACAAACGAGTCAGCCCTGCTCTCTTACGCCAAGAATGTTACTGCTGAAGCAGAGGAGAGTATCAACAGTTACATCTCTGCTTACTCCAAGGTTTCATGCAAGATTCTCGGGATTGACAGCGAGAACATAGAATCATTTCTCGTTAGCGACATCTACGGAAAGACGACATCTGAAAGAAACGCCGTATATCTCGGAAACTTTGCGGAAGATATTGTAAGGATGATCAAGGCAGGAACCTTGATGGGATATTCTGACCAGCAGCTCCTGTCTTCCATCCGAACCGGCTACAAGGACCCATACCACACATCAGTCATCACCAAGGCGAAGAGAAAGGACATCAACATCGATGTTCCTTCTTACGGAAAGGGCTACTACAAGAACGCCTATCAGAATATCGTAAGAAACGCTTCACAGGTGATAGCTTTGGCGTGGGGACAGGCAGAGCAGGAGTATGGGCAGGAGAACAAGGCTATCGGGTTCTATGTCAAGAGAGGAAGCGACTTCCCGTGCTTGATTTGTCAAAACGAAGCCGATGCCGGACTCCATTCTTTCAAAGATCCATACCCACCATTCCATGTTTCGTGTCAATGTTTTACGGTATTTGCATTCAAGGATAATAAAAAGAAATGATATGATAAATTCTGAATTAAATTTTACTTTAGAAGAAATTCTTCCGAAGTTCCCTAAAGAATTCCAGGAGAAGATAAAGCACTCCGTAGAGCTGCTAAGAAAGGCGGAGAAGCTTGCGCTGGCATACTCGCCTAACGAAGGCTTCTATCTATCGTTCAGTTCAGGCAAGGATAGTCAGTGTCTTTATCACATTGCCAAGATTGCAGGCGTGAAGTTCAAGGCTCACATGGGGCTTACGTCCGTCGATCCACCAGAAGTAATCAAGTTCTGCCGCAAGCACTATCCGGACGTAGATATGATAAAGCCGAAAATCAGCATCTATAACCAGGCCCGTAAGGAAGGCATGCTTCCGACAAGACTGATACGATGGTGCTGTCGAGTCTACAAAGAAGGTATCGGCGCAGGCAATGTTGTCCTCATCGGAATCCGTCACGCAGAAAGCAGACAGCGTTCGGGTAGGAGTGAGGTTGAGATTACCAACCATAAGTACAGCGGCTCTCTTGAAGGTCTTGACGAGTTCCGTGATAAGAGGAACAGTCAGAATCGTGGCAGGCCGACCAAGGGTGGCATCCACGAGATTAACATCACCAATGCCAGTGACGAGCGTACCATCGGCTGCATCCGAGGCTACGAATCGCTCCTCATCTCTCCAATCATAGAGTGGACTGATGATGAGGTATGGCTATTCTTGAATACACTCGGTATTAAGCATTGCAAGCTGTACGACGAGGGCTACTATAGGATTGGCTGCCTGTGCTGCCCTATGCACAACTATAAGCAGAAACTTGCCGACTGCAAACGCCATCCGCATATCTATAATAGTTGGATTAAGGCCATCAAGGATATCCAGGCTAGCGGAATGATGATAGACGAAGGATTGTCGCCGGAAGAGGTGTTCGACTATTGGATATACGGCAAGTCTATCAATGTATGGAGAGAACACCGCAGGCAGCAAATGTTGAACTTTTAAATATCAAGATTATGATTGAAGAAACAAAAGGATACACGTTATCCGTCGATACGTACAAGAAGGCGAAGGCTCTCAAAATGAAGGACCCTCGCTATTACATCTATGCAAGCCTCCGTGGCTCAGGTATGCCAATGAGGGATTGTTGGGCCATCGCCTTTCAGGGAGAAGGATTCAACTGGGAGAAGTCTTTCCTTGAAGGAGAGATGAACAAGCTCGAAGCCCAAGAGTCCGTCCAGAAGAGAATAGCAGAGGTACAGGGCAAGAAGATTGGAAACGAGCATAGCGAAGATTTAACCCCGGAACAGCTCGCAAAGGCTACGTCAAAGGAACAGATTCTCAAAGACCTCGTTATCGCCCGCTCAAAAATTAAGAATACATCTTCCAAAGAATGGGCTGACTACACAAAGATGATTGGAGACTTTGCTAAGATTAAGCAGGATGAGCTTCAGACGGAAGATACGACTTGCCATTTTTACCTCCCAATAAATTATCCAACCGGCAAGAATGACTGTTTGTTATTCAAAAATGGACTCTGTAAGGGTGGCAAATAGTTAAATTCGTGTTAAAGTAACTTTGTTTTACTAGAATTTCAGCAAAACCAAGTACCTTTGCAGGCAGATTAATGTTCACAGGTTCTTTCTGCTGAGCATAATTCTAAAATTGGTTAACAAAGGGCGGTGTCTTCACAGATGCCGCCCTTACTTTTTTATATATAATGAAGTAGAAGAAAAATATAAATTCAATCATGGATACTTCTCTCCAGTGATGAGCTCAAGCGCAATTTGCACCTGATCATCAAGAAGAGAGTCGTTAAACGTAGGAAGAACGCCATATGGCGGCAGTTTCTTCGTCTCTGCGGCCTCCAAAATAAACTGGAGTGCCTGTACTAGGGAAGTATGGTCTTGAACGACATCAAGCAATCTATCACTCATCCTTGCCTCCTTCCTTCTTAATCTGTTCTGCCATCTCAAGAAGAGTCTCGGCGTGCTTATCGCGGTCGATGACTTCCTGAACAGCCTCATCGCTCTCCTTGCGAAGCTGCTCTTCTGTCTTACCATTGTCGGCAGCAGCGTTTCTTCTTGCAGCCTCACGAGCAAGGTATTCGTCACGAAGCTTCAACTTACCTGCCGTGTATTCTGCATCGCCAGGCAACGATGTATCCGCATACATAAGCTGGGCAAATGCCTCGATGATGTTTCCATCATCCTTGGAGAACTCATAATGGTCTCCTACAGCCACAGGAACACATTCATCGAGTGCAGCATACATGGATGTGCCGATAGAGTACTCGATTCCCCATGTGCCGGCAATGTTCGCAATCTTGATGAAAGGCAGCGAGCCTCTCTGTAAATGCTTCTTGATATCAGCAGGGATATCCTCTCTGAGTGAAGCAACTTCTTTCTTAGACAAGCTCTTACTGAACTTCAGCACGGTGAAGTGTCTTGTCTTGATAGTCTTTCCAAATGGTAATGCCATGATAACAATATTTTAAAGTTCAACTTTTATTTCTTTATACTCGAAATGCTCACAAGAAGGATCTTCTCCCGAAGTAAACATATTCACGGTAGGGTGATGACAAACCCCATTCTTGAAGAAGAAACAATCCTTGCAAGTGTATTCAGTCTGTTCCATGTTCCAACAATTTTATTTCGTCCTGGATATAAAACACCGCCTTACGCAAGTCCTCGATGCGCTTCTCGGTCTTTGTTTTGTTGCCATCCACCTTATCCTTGCGCAGGAGATACTTGATAGCGTTCCCTGTATTGAAGTCAAGGTGTCTGCAAATATCCAAAGGCTCAACACCACATAAATCCTTAAGCCACGCATAATGGGATGGGTGAGATACTTGCTCTGTCTTTCCGTTTGCGGCTACTCCTTCACCTTTCGTTACTATATCGAACTTTGTACCAAACATCATAATATCTTCCTCGCGAAAACGAGCGACATATTTGTAATCTGTGCTAACAGATGTACATATATAAACATCAGCATCATTTCTTTCGGCATTGAACAGAATAGGGGTGTTGCCGTCCTGAATACCTATCGGGTCAAAATTGCATTTTAAGCAATCATTTCGTGTGATGTAAAATCGCAGCCCAACCTTAATATCTTCTTTCTTAATCATAAGCTATTTCTTTTTACTATTCAAATAAAATGCTCTAAGAGCCATAACCTCTGATGGGTTGTGATAAAGGATAATACAGGAATCACCATGTTCTTCTGTGTGAACCTTTCGCAAACCACATTCCTTGATAAATCCATCCTCGCCAATATAAGGGTTAAGGATCTCGCGAACCGCACTAGTATGGCTTGGTTGTACAACAATAACGCCACCAGTTTCCCGAAGTTCTTCTAGCTTCTCCCACTGAGCTTCGATATTTTCGTCTCCGTAGAATAAATCATATCCATAAGGCTCTGTGATTTCTCTATCAATGCCCATTCCCAAAGGAATCTCAATTACTATAATCGGTTTCATAAGCTATTTCTCCTTATCTTTAAGTTCAACGAAATCTCCAATACCCAAACGAGCCTTGTTGATGCAAGACGCAATCCAACCCATCAAGTAGGCAGAAGGCTCGCCGCCGTGTTCCAAGTCAGTATATTCCTCGATGGCATCGCAGACGTGAGAAGCTTCATGGCAGCAGTAGTTCATCGACATAACCTTCTGACACGGAAACGAGACAAGAACGCCACGTCTTCTGTCGCTCTTCCTGACAAGCATCGGAATACGTAACGCCGCCGTAATCAATATCTGGAGCCTTACATTTGTCAAAGCAGGAATCTATCAGCTCTTTCAGGTCTTTACCGATGTGTACCCAAAGCTTCAAAGGGTAGATTCCGTTTCCATATTCGTAATATTCTTTCTTCTTCATACCTCATCGTTTTTATGTTTCTCCCACCCTGCTTTTGAAAAGGCATACCAAGTATCACAAATGTCTAGAGCAAGAACGTCTCCTTGATTAATACATAAATCGCTTTTAATACCTTCAACATGAACATACATCACTGCTAAAGCATCATAAGGATTACTACGACCTTCTATAAACGGATTTTTAAAGAACTTGGTCTTGTATACACTAGTAACAATAGGCACTTGAAGAACATCTGAAATATTCTCTGTGCTAATCTCTATCGACTTCTTAAACTTCTTCATATTCTCAAATATTTATTTTGGATACAATCTCGATGGCAGACAATAATGTCTTCTCGCTGATACCTTTTCCACTACCAACACCATCTTTCTCTATCTTCTCAATAGAACTCTTTATAGAGCATACTGCATCATCTATGCTATCTGCACTACTCTTTGTATTCTCGATTGATGATTGTAGCTCATCGAAACGCTTGTCTATATAATCCTTCAACCTTTCTTCGTGCTCTATAACATTTATAGAGTTTGCGATTTTTGCATGCGTCCAGTTTTCTTCTACACATGCATAATAATCGCCTTTTGTATCATCATGAATCTTGGAAGACACAACTCTTAGACACACGAAATCGTCTCCATCCATTACAGCATACACACCCTCTCCTGATGGGTATAGTTCGGCTTTCGCCTTATCATCCCTACTCGCTCCTTGTTTGTAAGCGACCTTTCCTAAAACGCTAACTCTAATTTCCATATCTCAACTATTTATTATGTAACCTACCAATATGCCACTTTGAGCAAACCTTGCATAAGTAAGGATGCCAGCCAAGTGCCTTCAACCTCGGAATCTGATTCAGAAACTCCCAAGCATCATCCTCAGTCTCGTATGCGACCTTCGCCTTCCATGAATGAACCTTTCTAGTCCAATGCTCCGGGTCTGGCTTGAACGGCGGCACTTTGTTCGGATTGTGATGTCTTCTCATAGGCACTTGAATGAAACACTGTTCAACGTTCTGTTCACCGCAATCTCCCTCTCGTTACACATGGTCCTCATGCACTCCAGGGCATCATCGCGGACAGCAATCATAATCTCCTGCATCGAAGCGGTGGCCGGAACAATATTCCCATCAGCCTTCTTCTTCGTGATACGGGATATAATCTCCTTGATATATTCCTTGTCTATCATAGAAATCTGTTTTATAACCGTTAATCATCAGGCTGAATGAAGCTCTCAGGCTGCTTGATGTCCTCCTCACCACGCAATTTATTCTTCACGTCATTGATGAGAAGCTCCTGCTTCAGGTCAATCATCTGCGCGCCGTACACCTGATAGGTCATTCCGCCCTGTGACCTCTTCTTGAAGAAGCCGTACTTGTCGCTCATATCACGCCCGAACTTCTGAATCGTAGGGATATCCTTCTCCTCGACATCGTTTGCCTTGCAGAACTCGACGAACCTCTCGTACATCTCCTTGGCAAGCATGCATTCCGAAATCTCGCCCCTCGCCTCTTGGCTGCACCTCATATCATACGCCCTTATCCAGGCATAGATAGGATTGCTTCCGAGAAGGGAGATAAGCAGCTGTCTCCTGCTGCCCTCCGCTGCCGGGAACCTGTACTTCCTGCTCCTCAGCTCCATCGCGCCACGGAATATCCAGTTGAACACTCCGCTCAGCTCTTCACGGATGATCTTGCTCGCAAGCTCCGGGTCCTGCCTCTCCTTAGGAATGGTAACATCGAAGCTCACGTACTGCAAGCGTCTGATGAATCCGAGCGACGCATCATCAGGGAACGGAAGCTCATTGAGGTTGAAGATGAGATAGGGGATTGAGTTCCCCTCAAGGATATCCCTTCCAAGCTTCCTCATAGGGACGGGCTCACCGCTCACGAGTCTCTTAAACATACCGGTGTTCTTCCTTCCGAACTTCTTCGGGTCAGAATCGGAAGACCAGTTGAAGATGGCGTTCCTGATAGGATACCTTCCCCTCATTCCCTCGTCGCCGTCAGCAGTGAGGTCGGCGTAGTCCATCTTGCTTATCCTGTCCTTGCCGAATATGTTGCAGGCAACGTCGAAGATGACACTCTTTCCGTTGGCTCCCGTACCGATGAGTAGGAGGCACAGCTCAATCTTCGATGATTCCTTCCCCTCATACGGATTGTATGCAGTACCTCTCTGTATGAGACCGAGACCGAGGAACATCTGGAGGATCATCCTTGACGTCCTGTCCGGAAGGACCTCCTTGATGAAGTTCATCCACCTGTCACACTTCGCCTTCGGATTGTAGTCGTAAGGATGATAGTATGTGACATGGTACTCGGGAGAGAACGGCATCACGTTCGGATACTTCAGACCGCTTCCGAAGTCAACCACTCCGTTGGCGAATGCAACGATGTCGAAGGTAGGTCTCAGTATGTTGTAGCACTCTATCACCTCCATGAATGACTTGTTCATCACCGTACTGATGCCGAGCATCGGAGCCATGGCCAGGTCGAGGAGCAGAAGCTGGTAAGCCTGCTCAAGGACTATCTTCGGAACTGCTTCGTATATCTTGCCGTTGAACATGTAGTAAGCACCGTTGTAGTACTTCACCGGAGCCTTCTTCGCCAGACGTCTCATTGACCTGATGAAATTGGACTTCAGCTTGTTGTACTTCTCAGAGTTCGCCTTACCCCAGTCCTGACAACGGAGCTCTTCGAATCCGTACTCGTCATGCCTCGAAAGGTCAAGTAGCTGAGCGTGCAATGTGTCTATAGCAATACCATTTTCCATTTATGTACAATAATAATATTAATTTTCCGTTATTGTGTAGGATAAACCCCGATAAACAGGGGCTTTCTGAAGGATAACACGTGTCAGGTCGTCCTTACAACATGTCGTCTATAAAATATCGACAATACAAAGATACAGATAATATCCTGAATATCCGGTAAAACCCTAGTAAATAAAGGGCATAAATATACATTTTAGGTATACATTAAATGAAGGATAGGTATACATTTACGGTTTGGTCTGCAAAGTAAGAGTTTATGCTATCAAATGTTAATAAATAACGAATGAATGAATATGCATAATTATCCTTTATGGCGGAAAGTAATTAAACTTTACAAAAAGGCTGAAAAATCGGAAGAAAAAATTTTTAGATGAGGTGACTACCGCGCTGATTTAGTGCTATTTAGGGGGTGTGGGGGTGTTTCTTCTGAAATATTTACACTTTGTGTCGGTTTATATAGTGTAAACCATCGTGAAACAATGTTTTTGTAATTATTTTAAATTGTCGGTTTATATTTATAAAAAATTTACGTAACCAATTAATAATCAATACTTTATAACTCTGTTTATATTCATTTTCTTGCATAATTATCCATTATCAATAAAGCGTGAAACACAAAAACTTATTACAAATTACTTGACCAAAAAAATGTTACATAATAACGTACTGGTTAAATGTTAAAATATTAACATTTAGTTTTTATATAGTTAGATATATAGAAGTAAAACGTAATATATTGACACTTTGCCATAAAGTGTTAAAACTTATAACTATCTATATATCAATATGTTACAACGTCTTTAAAGGTTGATTTTTAACATAAAAAATTTGCTTTTATCAATAAATTTTCGTACCTTTGTAGTACAAAAAGAAAGAGATAGGACACTATCTTATAAGTAACATTTAAACAATTTAGGTGTATGAAAGAATTATCTGTAAAGGGTGCTCAGGGTTACGAGCACGTAAGTACTAAGGTTGCTAGTTATGTAACCGAGTGCAAAGGTAGCGCAGTTTTAGCGCAGAGTCTCGAAGTGCTTAATAGTTACCGCAAAAAGCTATTAAGCGAGTGCAAAGATAGCGAAGTAGTAAGCGCAAAGAAAGAATTAGAGAAAGCACGTGCTAAGTACAACAAATTAGCAACAAATTACGTGCTTTCAGATGAAAGCTATTGCAATTTGCAAACCGAGTGCGTACGTAGCGCAGTTAGCGAGTTTTCACGCAAGCATAAACTACCTAATTTCTTTGCTTGGTTTGATAACAACGGCAAAGACAAACAAACTACTATTATAGATAGTTTGCAACGTTTGGGTAGTAAACTGTGCTCTTTGCACCAAGCGTTTACAAGTGGTGCAAAGGTAGCAAAGAAGAAGAGTGAAAGCATAACAGACCTGCAAAAACAGATAGCAGAACTGCAAGCTAAACTTGCAGCAGCGCAAAAGTAACACAAACAAGGTAGCTAGAGAAATCTAGCTATCTAGTTTTTCCTACTGGCTATTTGATAGGTAGCCAGTGGGAAATTTTACTCCAGGTTTTTCAACTTGGAGCGGGTCGTCGTGTCCTTATTTTCCCCACACAATTTGGTAAACCTTGTCGTGGTGTGTGGGCTTAACTCAGAGAGAGAATTTATTCTCCCTCAGGGGACTAATTGCCAAAATTCAAGAGAGCTATCCGGCAAACGAATCTGTAGTGATACAGAAAGGCGGGCGCGAAATCCCGTCGAGGGTAGCGAGAGAGCACAGAGCCACCACGATACCGAATGAGATGAGGCACGTGTACAGGTAAGAAATCGTAGCTGTGCAGCGAGATAGGAATATTTCTTCTATCAGAGCGGACGATAGCTAGTGGAGAACACTAGTCACTGGGATAGGTCGTGTTACCTATAACGATGGGATAATATCCTTCGTCCCAGGGATAAAGAAATCATAATTCATATTCTATCCCGTTGGCTGCGGGTTAAGGGATACGAGATATCCTGAAAAGCTGCGTGTTGGATGGTACGTGGAGTGGTTTCCGTTGCAGGGATTTTCCTGCACATCATATTCGCTCATAGTTTTTAAAGTGTGGGCTAGCGAATATAAAACGCACTTTCTGAAATCGGTTGCTTGTCATCCGTGCGAGATTTATCTCCTCAGAAACAAACAAGCTGCTGGCAGAAGCATAAAATCTGTAGGGTGTGAGCCACGTAGTTAAGACGATAATGATAAAACGTGGTGCAAAGATGCACATCCTGGCTAACGGGGCGGGGAGAAATCTCCGCTCTACAATTACAAACCAACAAATTTAGAATTATGATACAGAATTTCGATTGCAGAGGACAGAGAATGATGGAGAGAATTATTGCAGACAGACAGACCATATACAATCGTGTGGAGTTTATATCGTGGCGCAATAATACTCTAGCTCTGTTTCTAGCCTAAAAATCCGTAGCCAGTACGATAATTGCCGTGCGGCTACGGAACAATTACCAATAAAATTAGAATTATGACAGCGAGACAGATTATTTATTCAAGTACGATAATTGTGCTTGGATTTATTCAGAGTGTTCCTGCTCTGTTGTGTTTAGCAAGTACGAATATTGCCATTATTCTGCTTGGAATATTTTGTGGAATTCTGCTTGGAATATTCTGGAGCAGTACGATAATTGGCAAGTGGTATTTCCGCGAGCTTTGGCGTGCTACACTCCGCTTGGAAAATCTCATGTTCCCTGAGGTGTGAGAGAGTTGACAAGTACGAAAATTCTGCTTGGAAACATTTGGCTAAATTCTGCTTGGAGAAATTCAGGCAGTACGATAATATAACCAGTTAAACAAGAGAATTATGGAAAAGTATATCGTAAGAAAGGGCGTTCTATCTGCTGCGCTCGTATTAGTTACAAGTTTCGTGTGTGGTTTTATTGCCATCGTAGGATTTGCGCTTGGAGATTTTCAAGCCGTTTTATATTCTGCGGTTCTTGAAATGTGCGGTCTGTTTATCATCAGTGTGATGATAGATGCCATCCAGCAGCAGATAGAGGATATCTGTGACTAGCCAAAACTACCGCTTGGAGATATTCGGGCGGTATCCAGTATTAACCAATTAAATTACAGAATTATGAAGAAGAATATTTTCGTGGCATTGTTTGCCGTAGTGTGTGTTGCATTAGTAGTTGCTTCAGTTACTCTGTACAATTGTCACAGAGCAAACGTGATGCTAAGAAAGACTGTTATTGCTCAGGCGAACGAGATTTCAGAGCTTAACGGCAGTTACACAGCAGAGGGAGCTACAACGTTCGTAGGTCTCAGAAAGTAGCCAAAACAGAGAGGAGTTTCCGCTCCTCTCTTCTATTAACCAAATTATTAGAGAAATATGGATAGAATATTAAAGCAAGATTTGAGCAAGAATGAGGTTATAGACCTCTTGCGTGGAATGGACGCACAGGAAGTTGAGGGAAATTTCTCTGTACGTCGTGTCCTGATCAATACACAGGCGTGTGACGTATTCGGTGGAGAACCTGAGGACTCTTATCCTCTCATCCCCGGTACGTACATGGCATTGTATTACAAGAGTATTGACGGAGACCCATATCCGTTCTTTGAGAGAATATGCGAAAGCATAATGTATGACGAGAACAAGAGCCAGACTCTCCTGAATGGCGATGGCATTATTCTGATTTTCCTGCTCAACAAGTACGAGTAGCCAAAAATGTGCTCAGGCATTTTCCTGGGCATACTATGTAGAACCCATTAAACAAATTGAATTATGTTAGACAGAAAATCACAGAAGAATTTTGAGCGTGCGCTTATGCATGAGATGGAGAAGATCAAGATAGCAGCGCGCCAGTGGCATAGCAACAATACTAAGGGCTACAGAGATTATCGTAGCAAGAAAACTATCTCCAAGAGCTTCTCTGAGATAGCGGTGCTGTGCATGAGCTGAAATGTGCGTGGCGGTTGTCACGCATACTATTCACCAATATTTTAGATTATGAAGAAATTAGAGAATCCTAAATGGGAAGAGAAGAGCAGAGAATATCTGCGCAACAAGATTCTGCCTAGATTGCAGGAGATTCAGCGTGACATATTCGGCAAGAATAAGATTGGTCTGGAGGTAGACGTAGATCCTGAGGGCAAATACATCGTCTGCCATGCCTACACCATCATGTATGGTAAGGTCAACAAATACCTACACCTACATCTCTCCTGCGTGCTTGACAGAGAAAAGCTGGAGTCCGAGTACGAAAAACTCACAGACTTCATTAAGGTACATTCAGCCTAAAATGTGCGTGGCAACTGTCACGCATACAATTATTCACCAAAAATTATAGATTATGATAGATGAAGAATACAAGGAGAATGTAGAGTACATACGTTCTACCATCATGCCAAAATTGCAGAAAATTCAGAGAGATTTGGCAGAGAGTCTGCCAGGCGTGAGCCTTACTGTCAGATTAGACGGAGAAACCGGATCTATGTCTGCTCATGCTGCTGTCTTTGATGATACGTGTAAAGTTACAGACTGCTGTACCGCAAATTTCTTTTATGTGGATAACAAGGAAGAAATTGACGATGAATACAACAAGCTCGCAGAATTTCTCAAGAAGTACACAGCCTGAAAAATGAGGGAGATAAAACTCCCTCTCCTATAAACCAAAATGTAGAATTATGAGTAAATGGGTACAATTTTATCATAAGATTAACAAGTTTGACCTTGTGAACATGAGATTCATCGATGAGGTGAGCGTTGTGGAAATGGTGGGCATGGATTCTGTCATGCCTATCGATGGCAGATTGAGTCTGTCATCCATACGTGCTGAGATACAGAAGAAAATCGAGAGCATGAAGAATATCGAGGGCTTTGACCCTTGTGCATTCTCCATCCTCACCGGTCCTACGATTCTGTGTGCTTCAGAAAGTCCGGTGTACAATCTCTGAGCCAGAACTGGGCAGTACGATAATGTGCTGCCTGCTATTAACCAATCAAATTTTGAATTATGACAGACGGAGACAGAAAGTTCCTTGCCAGGCTCGTAGCGAGTCACAAGGCAGTTATCAGCGAGGAGTGCAGACGCAAGAACCTCGACAAGAGCGAGTATTTCAGACGCGTAGCGCGTGCAGACAAGAAAGCTCTGGAGATTGAGCAATCGTGCATGCGTCCTCGCAAGTTCTAGCCAAACATTCTGTGCAGTCTATCTGCACAGAAACCATGTTAAACCATCAAAATTAAAGAATTATGGAGAAAATGACACAGAAAGAGTTGAAGAGACTCGTTAGAGTAGGAGCTGCCAAGGATATAACACACAGTTCAAGCCGTGCAGCCATCCCGGAAGAATATAGTCAGGTAGGCTATTCTTCCGGTGTGTACGGATGCAACGGAATGCTGTTCCGTGGTCACAGCGGAAAGCTATATGCCATTTGTGCAAGAACTACGGCTATCTGGGTTTTCGGCTAAAATTACGGGTAAGCGTATGGTGCGCTTGCTCGTTTCTATTATCAACCAAAATACAGAAATATGAATATACAGAAAGTATGGGATGCGTTTATCAAGGAAAATGATAATCCATCATTCGTAAAGATGGCATATGCCGTAGTAGAGCAGCTTGGTGGTGTCGATGAAGACACGATATTGAATTCTCTCGATAGTTGCAGAAATGCAAATGACGGGTACACTGGATTCTGTTATCCTTATCAGACAAGCAAGTTCTGGAACGAGAACAAGAGTGCTATCATGGAGAATATGCACGAGCTTGCCGATGATTTGGGAGAAGACCTTATCACGATGATTAAGGGATTCGGGAATTTCAAGGACGACAAATCTGTCACCTATGATGCTATCGGCAAGGCTCTGTATGCTCCTTTTAACGAGGGCGAGAGCAGAAATATCTACGACACATTTGCCAAGTATGCACTGGAAGAGGTTGCAAATCGATTCCAGGACTGGTGGTACGATCAGGATGAAAGTGATTTCGATGATTAGCCAAACCAATCCTCACTCTCACGGGTGGGGATTTCTATTAACAAAAAATTACAGAATTATGAGTGATTTAGAGAAAATACTGAATGACGATTTACTGAAGTGTAAAATCGTTGAGTCAGTAGAGAATCCTGTTAGGCGTGTGGACCTCATCAAGTGGACGCACGACAATTCATTCTCTATTGCAGAGGTACGCAAGGATACCGGTAAGCTAGAGGTCACAGACTTGAAAGCTGCAAGTGGTCTTGAGGCATACAAGCATTTCTACAGAAATTATGGCGACATTGCCATATGTGGCTAAAACTCCCCACATCATCGTGGGGAACAATTATGAACCATTAAACAGATGAATTATGGAAAAGAATATTTGGGAATATGTTATGAACAGCAAGGGTGAGGTTATCGAAAAAGTAGCCGATTATATCGGTGTAAAAAGCTTTGCCAAGACAATCGAAGGCCTCTATCGCGAATGCCTGGAGAATTTCGATGACGCAGAAGACATGGAAGAATACATTGCCGATTTGTACGGAAAGAATATCCAGTCTCTTGCATGGGAGTTTACCCATAAGGTAAACAGAGAGATGAAGAAATATCTCCATCTTAATGACCAGCGCATGGATGGTAATTTTGCCAATCTGTACAACGATTATCCTAGACACGTTACAGGTACGTTCTGGGCGACGGACTACGATGGCGACGATTACTACGATTTTTATCCTCAGATGGTAGCCAGACTTGATTCGGCAGAGGACAGCGAGCAGGCTGACGAGGACAGAGCGTACCTTGAAGAGTGGTACTTCAAGGCGTTCGGCACGTACAACATCAAGTACAATTTCTCGAACGAACTTGAAGAGATTCACTCTATGATGGAGGAAGATTATGAGGAAGCCTAACAATATCCCCTAGCATGGGGATATTCAATGTTAAACCATTTAAATGATATTAGATATGAGTTACGAATTTGCAAAGAAGGAAATCGGTGATTACAGAATCACCATTTACCAGGATGAGGATGCCGAATGCCCTTGCACAGAATGGGATTTGGCAGGCGTTTACTTCTGGGACTATTCTGATTACGGATACAACAGGGGACTTTCTCGTGGTTGTAGCAGTGAAGTCGACGCTGAAAATGCAGAGGCTGCCTTGAAAGAGCTTGTCTGCAAGTATGTTCCACAAAAGAAGATTATCAAGTATATCAATAGTATGTTTCATTGCGATCATCTGTGTCTCGAATACGACAAGTCGTGCCACATGTGGAGTTTTGAAAGAAAATCAAGATTCAGCATCGGCAAGAACGAGTGGTACAACATTAGAGATTTCACTCCTAACGAACTGAAGAACGAGGATGTTAGGGATGAGCTTACAGAAGAGCTTGAAGAAGATGATTTTATTAATCTCCTTGAAAACTGCAAGGATATAGCATTCTACGAGTGGTCTTCCAGTGGATATAGCCAGGGAGATTATGTTAGAGGATATGCCTATTGCGACAAGGAGCGCTTCAAGAAGATGGTGGATACGAATACCAAGAACTGGAAGAATCGTGCCATCGAGCTGTTTGAGAGCGAAGTCAAGAATATTGGTATGTGGATGTGGGGTGATGTAAAAAGTTACGTCCTAGAAAAGAAACGCCCGTATACAAAATTGTACGAGGACGGTAAATCTTCTGATTCCTACGAGTGGGAGCAGATTGAATCCTGTTGCGGAGAGTACTTCGAAGATGCTGATGACCTCATAGAAGAGGTTATCAAAGAACACGGCTTACAGACGAAAGATGCAGCCTAACAAGGGGAGCTTGCATGCTCCTCTTCTATCAACCAAAATACAAATAATTATGAAATTGAAACTTTATCACGACACAAGAAAGAAGTTCCGTTTCTGTGTTGACGCATGGACCATTTACGTTCCTTACCCGAAGTGGTTACGTAAAGAGCGTTATGACGCAAAAGGAATTTACCTAGGTTGTTCTCCTACGGAGTATGGGATGATCAGGTGTTGCTGGTGCGAGGACGAAATTACGATTACACGTAATCGACCTTATCTCGGCAAGCGCATTGACCCAAAGGCAACATCGAAGGCTTTCCAGAAGATTTTCTATAAATTGGAGAAACTTTGGAACGAGGCAATCACCAAGAATACGGATGAAGCGTGGAAAGCATGGAACGAAGCCTAAAATTGGTAGCCATTTGGCTACCTACCAATAACCAAATACAGAGAATTATGGAAAGAATTACATTTGTAGAGAAAGGCAGTAGAACAATCTACAGACTTGGCAGACGTATAGTATGCTACAGGGATGGTTACAGAGTTTATTTCGGTAAACCATCAGATGTCACACACGACACGTTCGATGCACTATCAGAGAATATAGCACATGAGTATTGCTTGAAAGTTTGTGAGCGTAAAAAGTGGGAGAGGGTAAAATACAGCAATCCTGTCGCATACAACGCCCACAGAGTATTGGACGCATTAGCCTAAAAACGGAGGGAGCAATCCCTCTGACATTATTAACCAATAAATTATTAAGAATTATGAAGAGATATTACGTATCAGTCACAGAGACTTTAAACAAGATTGTCAGCGTCGATGCCAAGAGTGAGAAAGATGCGCTTGAACAAGTACAAACAGCCTACAATGATTCTGTCATCGTTCTCGATTCCAGCAATTTTGTAAACGAAGAAATAGAGCTTGATTCTAATCAGGAGTTTTATGCTGACAACGAAAAAGAGCAGGGAGGAGATGTTTATCAGCACATCGACTAGCCAAATGGGGAGAGTAATCTCCCTACCAATAACCAAAACATAAGAATTATGAATGAAGACAGAATCCTAGAGATGTTCTTCGAGAAAGCCAGATGGCAGTATGCTATCGAGAAAGGCTTATTCAAGGACATGAACAAAGCAGTAATGTATCAGCTTACAACACCTGAGGCTCGTCTGGCCATGTATCAGAGGATCAAGAGCGGAAATTACAAGATAATGCCGCCTCATACAGCCAAGATTCCGAAAGACAACGGAGATTTCCGTACGGTCTATGTGAATGAACCTGTAGACAGAATCCTCTTGAGCATAGCAAACGACCTCTTGTTCGAGCTGATGCCAGAGATGGTGCATCCACGCTGTACGTCATACCAAAAGGGTATCGGCTGCGGTCGTGTGGTGCAAGATGTTTCTCGGATAATATACTCGGCAGATGGTAAAATCATCGGATGGAAAGGTGACTTCTCCAAGTACTTTGATTCCGTGCCTATTCGGTTCATCGACTGGGCATTCGACAAGGTAGAGGAGAAGTACGGAAAGTCTGCGCTGATAGATGTCATTCGTGACTACTATCACACGGATATCTATTTCGATGAGGACAATAACCTCTGTGAGAAGTATCAGTCCCTCAAGCAGGGATGTTCTGTTGCTGCATGGCTGGCTGATGTCATTCTCTATCATCTTGACGACAAGCTATCTAAGCTTAACGGATATTACGTCCGCTATTCAGATGATACGCTGTTTGTCGGTGAAGACTATGAGAAAGCCATGGATATCATGAAGAGCGAGCTGGAGATGATGCAGATGACGCTCAATCCGAAGAAGGTTGAGTATCTTGATGCTAATCACTGGTTTAAGTTCTTGGGATATTCCATCAAGGGTCACAATATCTCTCTGTCGTCCACACGCATCAAGACCTTTCAGAAGGAGATTGAGAAGAGGACGATAAAGAAACGTGACACCACGATGACGAAAGCCATCAATGCAGTAAACAGGTATCTCTACAAGGGGTACTGCGATTATTCCTGGTCTACTCAGGTTCTTCCAGTCATAAACGTGAAAGAGGACATCGACAAGCTCAACACCTTCGTCATGGACTGCATCCGTGCGGTCAAGACAGGCAAGAGAAAGGTCGGTGGTCTCGGATACGTGAAGACTCAGGCTGTAGGTTGCATAGACCGAGGTCGTGGAAGGAACGTGAAAGCCAACAGGAGTAAGACAGAGAGCGAAATCAAGGGGTATCTATCGATAGGTTGTGCTCAGAATGCCTTGCGAACGAGCAGGGCAGCGTACAACACATTGGTGAATACTCTGTAGATGAGCATCCTAGCGCAAGGATTTGCCGGAATGAAGATACAAGGTTTTAAATATCCCGGTTGCGGAGTACAGGGACCATCTAATACCTAGATGGTCCTCTGTTCGTCCTAAACCGGACATTATCGAACTTATAAAGCCATGCGCAGTATCTTCTGACCGGCAGACTCTGTAACCGAGCACACGGACGTGGGAGAAGGACGGACCGATTCAGGCGACGCCTCTATAACATCATCTGAACATCCGACAATGCATGGATGTTCATATAACCGCACAAGGCGTAGCTCATCAACGAAGTACAGAAATGTGACATTCCGTATGACCACCACCGGTGGCGCACACCACTAATCCCTGACGGATGGCTGAAGTTTATGCAACAGGTCTCTTAACCAGAGTAGTTGATCCTGGACGGCTGCGCAGTAGGCGCATTGTCCTGGATCACCTATTCTGGCGAATCCTGTGTCAAATCAGAAACATAAAGTATTGTGCCGAGCCATCGGTCAGGGAATCACCCTAACACGAGGGTAGTCTTTAGAGGAGAGTGAATTTATGAGTGCTGTTTACATGCCGCCGGCCTCCCCGGAACACTTCCGGGTGGTACTCCGGCGGCTTACAACAGCCCTCGAATCAAGCTGCTATAGCTACGTGCCACGCTCTCAGATAAAGACAACGTTATTGCCAAACGAGGTACACAAGGAGGTTGCGTATTTATACCCGCTGGGTAAATAACGCGGGGAGTCATCCTTAGAGCAACGATGCTCCCCGCGTAAACCCAGCTGGTTCCAATCATCAGCCTGTAGCAAGACAACAGACCTATGAGTGTACCTGCAAACAACCATGTGAATTGCATCACGACTTATCAAGAGTATGAGGTTTAATATCACGTGAGTGGTATACCTGCCGCCTGCCGTTATCCCCGCAGGCGCAGGTATCCAAACACGGGATCGAATCAAGAACATATATCCATGCAACATAATACATGAGATAAGTCATGCGCATTGCAGCGATGTCTGGCAAGTTCTGAGACTTCATCGAACGTTTCATTGATTCTGAAGCCAAGGATGGGGAAGCGTACGCTTCCTGAGGTTGGCTTCATAACAATGCCACGCCCTTAATCAAAAACTTAAAGCAATGCAACGTATCAGGTTGAGTCAGACTAGGTTATTGCGAGCCGAATGGTGCGCAAGGAGAATAGATTGTACAATACGGTATCAATCATCCTGAAGATCCAGGTGGTTACCTGGATCTGTCAGGACTTAGATACAGTATTAATCAAGACCTTATAGTTACGCAACAGATTCTCTGAGCGCACTCCCATTAACCAATATTTAAGAATTATGAACAGCAGATTACTAAAGAAGCTTGAGGAAATCAAGAAAGAGTACGAAACGTCAGAAGTTTGCATGGGCGAGATGCTTGATTCAGTAAGCGCAGACGGATTCTCTATCGAGGATGCTCACTGGTTGTATATGCGTGCAATGGAGTGGGCGAACGGAGATAAGTTCTATATCCACGTCGGAGAAGACGAAGATGTACTGAGTAAGGATGAACTCGAAGAAGCCAATTTGATAGTGCTAGAATAAGCACTATCCCTATTAACCAATACAATAGAATTATGACATACGACGAGATTATCAATGCAGTTGAGAATGGTGCTAAGTTCACCGTCGACTTCCAGAAGAGGACATGTAGGGTGAATGGTAAGATAGTAATGTCTGAGGAAGATAAGCCGAAAGATACACCTTACCTGACACATGCAGTAGTCCTGTTCGCAATAGAACAGAGATATATGGCATACAAACATTCTGTGCCGTCTGAGCGTTCTGAATCCCATCGCCGCTACTACTTCAAGGCTTTGCCCGAGAAAGAGCTCTCAGACGAAGATATGATGTATGGTGAGCGACGAGAGGTAGCTAGATGTAAGCTGGAGCTATACATACTGATTCAGCTTCTAAGAGGCAACCTTGCATGGGAGAACAGGTGGGGAAGATGGTTCTGGAAGTCTGAAAATGACAGGGACCTGATTATCCTCAGAGACTGGGTTGAGCCAAACAAGGGTGGGGCGTAAGCCTCATCCACTAGAGTTAAATAAATTTTTAGTAACCAATTTAAAATTATTAGAATTATGAAGCAGATTGTAACAATCACTGGTGAGAACTTGAACATCGTAACTAACAATGTAGAGGCTACAGCAGCTACCGGTAAGAAGACCAAGGCGCAGATGCGTCTCGAAGCTCTTAAGGCAGCAGGTGTTGATACTAGTAAATATTTCCCTCTCGGTGATGATCAGCTTATCAAAATCGAAAATGGTGCGGCTGTTCCTGTTGATATGGACGATGCAACCATCGATGCGGTAGGCAAGCAGATTGTCGAGGGTGGATACGTAAGTAACTGGAAGCTCTTCCGTCGTTGGGTGATGAGTCAGATATTCCACATGTTGCGAGACATGGAGAAGGACGGCAAGTCATTCAACGAGGTATTGCAGAAGAAAGGCTACGAGTACCAGTGGCGCATGTTGGAGAACGAGCTGTATGCTCAGATGAAGATGTGTGACCACAATGACTACGAGAATCTCAAGGCGAGAAATCGCTGGTTCAACGGAGTTGTAGCACACGATATGGCTATTGACTATATTAACAAGCTTCGCAGCTATATTGACGACAAGTGCATCTACACTGTCAAGGAAGACAAGGATGGAAAAAAGAAGAAGACATACAAGCATACCTGCAAGGGTAATCCTTATATCCGTCTTCAAAACAAAAACATCTTCGTCGATGACTTGGAGAGAAAGGTATACACTCCTCTCCGTGACCTTGCCAACAAGATGGGTGCTGTAGAAACCTACAAGGAACTCTACGATGCCGTTCGCAAGTTCAACAAGAACCGCAAGCATCTCGCATGGGATACCAAGCAGGCTGATGCGTTCATTACTGCCTACAAGGGTTCAGGTTCCTACTACACGATGAGAAACCTCATCATGTTCCACGGAGCAAGATTCCTGAAGAACGGCCGCAAGATGTCAGAGACCAACTCATTGAAGGAGCTTGAGTCTAAAGCAAAGCTATACGACGAAGAGGGTTGGAGAATGCTCGGTGTTCTCAAGCAGCTTATCAAGGAATCTGGCATTAACATCCAGGGCAAGATTCTTGAGTGGAAGAAAGCCAAGAGCGAGAACAAGTAATCATCAGACGTAAGGTTCGCCGCATAAAGAATGGTGGCTCGGCAGAAATTCACAAGAGCTTCTTCAACGAAGGATCTCCTCCAGTCACTACTGGAGGTAATCCTTCGAGCTAAAGCTCTCTAGATCGAACTATTAAAGCAAGGCGCCAGCCGGGGACCATTCTAGCCAAAAGTCGGTTACTGATTCGGTAACCGATTCAATGTTTAACCAAAAAATAAAGAATTATGAAGGAAATAAAGAAGATGATTGATACGAGCAAGCTTACTCCTGCTCCTCTAGATAACAAGAATGTTATGCTTGACTGGTGGGAAGAGAACATGTTCGATGATGAAAACTATGCATTCTCCGGGAATACATACCTCGGATTCATTGCCGGTGTCCCGGTAATGGCTACCATCAAGGATAATTTTGTTGAGCTTAAATGCATTCCGCAGCCATTCCGCAGTATGGATAAGCTTGACGATTTCGGAAATGCGGTAATCAGAAATATAACGGGAGACGACTGTCACCTTCTTACCGCAGTGATTTCGGAGCATAAGCAGTACATAGATGACGAGCGCGAGGAAGATATGAAACTTCTCGTAACATTCTCCATCTATAATGGAGAAGCTATAATTTCATTTCACTGGAATGTGCCGAAAGATTAGCCAAACATGCCAGTCGCTAGAAGCGGCTGACTACTCATATCATAACTAAATTTTGTTTAAATGGTTCAAGCCGGTCTGTCGTGAGACACGCCGGTTTTTGTTCCCCAAGTTTAACCAATTTTAAATTAGAATTATGAGTAGAAATTACTGGACATTAGGTAAGGAAGGAATGAAGACTCGTCTGTCAAAGGCACAGGCAGCTTATGAGAACGCAGTAGAGAACGTCAGCGACTTGCATGTCAAGATCAGTGATGGTAACAACAAATTGGGGGCAATCCCATCCGTATCGCTTATCCCTGTAATGGATTGCGGTAACTGCGCAATCTGTGCAAAGAGCTGCTACGACCTCCGCAACGACTTCATCTATAAAGAGGTTATCAAGACGAGAGCTATCAACTCCGCAATCTACCACGAAGATCCTGAGAGATTCTTCAAGGAGATTGATGATTACCTCAACTACCGCTATCCTAGAGCATTCAGATTCCATATCGGCGGTGACATCCAGAATAAATGGTATCTTGACAAAATGTGCGAGATTGCTCGCAAGCATAAGGATACCAAGTTCCTGGCGTTCACGAAGATGTTCGATGTGTGTAACGAGTACCTTGATGATGGAAACGTCATTCCTGAGAACATGCACATCTTATTCAGCGGATGGCTTGGTCTTAAGATGGATAACCACCACGGATTTCCGGAGGCGCATCCTATCTTCGAGAGCGGAACGTCTGCTCCGGAAGGAACACGTCTGTGTACCGGAAACTGTACAGAGTGTCTGAAGGAAGACAGACTATGCTGGTCCATCGGGAAAGGTCAGGCGGTAGGATTCCTCGCACACTAGCCAAATGCCCTCTTCGGAGGGTACTATGTTTAACCAATTAAAATTTTGAATTATGGCAACAGCAAGAAGAGGTACAAGAATGCTCAAAGCTTCTGACATCATGAAGAGAAAGGGCATTGTCCAGAAACAGATGGACATGGACAAGTTCAACGAGGTTGTAGAGAATTTCTTTATGACCCATGAGCCTAAGGAGACGATTCTCCTAACTCCGAAGAGATTCATCGAGATGGATAACCCGCCAGAGGGAGACTTCATTGACTATCTCGACGTGAACATCTGGGCAAAGAAGAGTGAGGACCTGGATGATCCGTTCGACTTCACCGACTATCAGTTCATGAAGAAGAACGGAATGCTCCGTCCTATCCTTATGGTGAACGAGCCTTTCATCGGCAATGCTGCCGGGTGGCTGAGAGATTTTTGTGGATTCACTGTGAAGAGCAGAACACGAAAGAAGAAGAAGGAATACATCGTGTCTCTGCCGGTGTAAAGCCGAACAAGGCGTGGAACATTATTGTTTCACGCTCCCAGTATTAACCAATAAAAATTAAAAATATGAATGATTTTTTAAAATTAGCAGAGGATTTAGGATGGAGTTATAATGTTGACGATACACCTAACGAAAGAGGTGAGGTTTGCGTCGAGTTAGAGAAGTATTCCCCACAAAACCAAGATTTCATCGCCACAATTTGGTTCGAGAATGGCAATAAGTCTGACTTCATGGATAAGTTGTATCAATATTATAGCGACTTCGATCCTGACGAGGAAGCCAGTAAATGGATTGGCGAGGATGGACATGGTGCTAACGGCGCGCCATACAAATTATCGGATATTTTGCAAGATATGGAGGATTGCAAGGATATGCTACTAGATTTATGGCACGAGTATTTTTACGATGAGTACCCAGAAAATCGTCCAAATGAGACCGACGAAGGGAAGCGACTCGCAGGAGAAATCGAGGAGAAATCCGGAAAGTATTACCACTCGTGCTCTCTACAGAATTATCCGAGCGGTAAGTATGGCGTTATCATTGATGGCTGCCAGAAGTTTCTGTCGGAATGCAAGGAAGAGGCATTAGCCTATATGAAAGGCGTGCTTACGGGCCTTGATATCGAAAGAAAAGACTAAGCCAAACAAGCCTGCCGGGAACGGTGGGCATCAATTTAAACCAAAATATTAAGATTATGGATAGAAAAGTATTGAAAGACAAGATTGATGAGTTGCATTCAACAGCAAAGATGGAACTTGCATGCACTATTCGTGAGATAATGAGAGAGCACAATGTGCAGAAGAAAGAACTTGGCTGGCCTGTAGTTGTCAACAATAGCAGTCTTGTAGATATCGTAGAGGTAGGTAGTGGTGATACCGACATCCCGGTTTTCGTCATAAATGTTGGTGTTGGCTACTACAAAGAGCCTCACAAGGTAAGTGCATTGGATGATTGTGTACCGATCGAGCTTCTTGCTGATATTGCGACCGGGTTGAATAACGAACTGAGTGGATACGTCAGCACTTATGTGGCAAAGTACAGATTCCTCTATAAAGGCGGAACTACTGCCGACATGGATAAGCCTTATGTATTCCTTGCAGAATCAGAAAAAGATGCCAAAGATAAGGCAGACGACTATGCAGAAGTGTGGAATGACTGGAATGAAGATACGATAGAACTCGTGTCAGTCGAGAAACAGGCTGCTTCGGAAGGTTAAATTAGCGTTAAAAACGGCAAAGATGATGGTTTATATTATAAACTTTTAGTATCTTTGCCACTAGTAACCAAAATATTAGAATTATGACAGAAGAAATAAGAATCAAGACTAGAGACTGGGAGCGCCTGTTGAGTCCTGTTCAGCAGGAGAAGTACAAGCTCGCTATCAAGCAGGGCTGGTTCGCCAACTATCACGACAACGCGTGGAGGCACAACACCTTCTACGGAGCTTATATCTGGAAGTATCCGAAATTTATCAAGGTCGTGAGAATGTTCGAGGAGCTGTTGGGCCACAAGCCATTGTGGGAAGACATCACAGACGACAATCTGCGCGACCTCTTCGAGAAGATCCAGGAGAACTACGCTCCTAACTCGGCAAGAACCGTATGTGCAACCATCAAGGCTGTGATACGTGAGAACGATGCTACCAGGGAAATTCCTAGTCCTACGTTCGGTAGGATACTTAGAGCGAAGGCTGTACCGGTACAGTCTGTATATCTCTCTGATGAGGAGATAAACAGAATCATAAAGTACAACCCTCACGGAAAAACAAAAAGATATGTTCAGAGAATGTTTATCATGGAATGTCTCTGTGGCGCACGTTACAGCGACTGCCAGAGAATGACGGAAGAGAACATAGATGATACCGGACACTTTCTCGTCTATGTTACTCAGAAGACAAAGACCGAGGTAAGGGTTCCACTTCACAAGAAGCTCCGTAAGTTCCTCGTATGCGGTACTGGTGACGAGCCTCTTCCGGGTGAGATAGGTGAAAGGACGTTCAATAGAGCACTCCGCGATATCTGTCGTGACTGCGGAATAGACACGAATACAAAGGTGTTCAAAGCCGGAAAGGAAGAGACTGGAAAGAAGTATCGGTTCGTATCATCCCATACCGGCAGACGCTCGTTCGCAACGAATCTCTCAAAGAAGGGAGTGCCTCTTGAGCAGATTGCCGTCATGATGGGACATACCAGTAACGGTATGCCTAATATACAGATGACACAGCGCTACATTGTCGGTAAGACCGAGATTGACAGCAATACACTGAGATTGTTCGGCGTCTATGAAGAAGACCTAGATAATGGTCTAGATGAGGATTAAGCTAAAACTGGAGGTGGTTAGAAGCCATCTCCTGCCATTGTTTAACCAATTAAAATAATGAATATGGTAGAAGATTATACAGTAGAAGAGTTGAATAAACTCATCAATGAGTGTCGGAAGAAGTACGAAAAGCTAGAAAAGGAGACCGTTATGAAGGCTCTGACTGGCGATATTGGTACGAACTCCGCAATGGTGGAAGAGTTGGAGATTCTCAACATCCACTATCACGATGAAATGGATGAGTACGATATCACTGCACCTGACCTGAATCCTGACCTTATCGAGAACTTTAAGATGGCAGAGCGTGATGGCAAGAACGTCATCTTCGAGGCACAGGAGTATCTAAAGATTCTCGGTATGTGCGAAGAGATGTTCAACCAGAAGATGTGGGTCAACGAAGATGGCCACATATGCGATGAAGAAGGTAATAGACTTTCCTCCGACAGAGAGCATCGTGTTTTCGAAGTTGTTAAGTGCGGAAAATAAGATATTTCTAGTTTTTCATAGCTAGATTGTTTAAATGATTGTCCTCTCTTGCCCGTGAGGGTAGGAGGGGATTTTTTAAAACGGCCCCGATTAGCCAAAAATAGGGAGCTTCGGCTCCTGCCAAATAATAACCAAGCCCTACGCATCACGGTTAAGCGGAAAAATATGTTAGAAGAAGAGTTGATTAAGACAGGTTATCGATATAGTGATAACGAAGACGGAACTTTTGATGTTTGTTATGACCACAATCAGGATGCCTTCTTCTCGCCCCTGAATGGTTATCATGTTGCAACTGTCAAAGAAGATAATGAGTTATGGTATATTAACAATAACGAAGGAGCCGGCTGGGGAGAATATCCAAAGGCTGATTGGACATTAGCAGATGCTATCCATGACCAGTGCATCGACGATCACATCAATTAATAAACATCTAAGCCCTATCGCATCACGGATAAGCGAAAAGAATATGGAGAACATATTAGAAAAGACAGTGAAGGAAAATGGAAATATCGACTTAAACGAATTAAGTTGGAAGCAGGTCGTTGCACTCCTGGGCGCCTGGGATTCCAGCTTCGCAAGAAATGAGAACACGTCGTTCTCGGAGATGGTGAAGCGATGCTATAAATCACGTCCATGGCATGAGAATGCGAATATTATCTATTTGCATCGAGATAACAAGAAAACTACCATCCTCCCTCACGCCTGTTATAACCTCGACGAAGCAGAGGAAAACATGATATTTAATTTGCTCAAAAAGCAATTAAAGTGAATCTCTACGGATGCAGTAGAACGAAAAAGCCCCGACCTAAGCCGGGGCTACCACAGACCATTACAGTCTGACATCTACGATAGTAGAAATTGCTCTTTATGAGCGTTTAAATCCACAATTCCGAAGAATTGACCGTCAACGGAAGTTTATTTTTATTTCTATTCCATAAAGGTTCGATTAAAGTCTTCCGAAGACATGTGCAAAGATAGTGGATCTATTTCAGAAAACAATATTTATTCAACAACAATTAACGAATTTAACTAATATGTACAAAGTCATAAGTACAGAACATCATTTTTATCCTCATGTCGTGCTAGAATTGCAGGATACTGCCACCAAAGAGACAAAGTGGTGGTGCTACGCTGACTTTCATGACGAGGACCTGTGCAAGGAGCTTGGGGTGAAGGACCTTACCTGTTGTACCCTTGACAAACAGCCAAGTCACGGGACCTGGATATCCAAGGAGGATATAGGACATCTGTAATCGCAGGTTCTCATACAACTAGCCGCTTATCACTTAACAGATAGGCGGCTATTTTATTAAGATAACCACCAAAAAAGCAACGAAAATCACACTTTTTTCTTAAACTACGTTAATTGTAAATATTCTGTACTTTAATGAATATTGCAATCAGCTATTTTTACTTCGCTTGAAACCTTTAGCTATACCAGTATCTTTAAAATATTTGTCCTCACTTTTTACTTTAACAAGTACGGTTTATGGTGAAAACAGAACTATTGCACGGAATAGAAAATCGTCGTATCTTTGCAGTGCTTGTTAGGAGTAACGCACTAAACAGCGGACATATGAGTATAATTAAGTGAATATTCACTTCCCTATACAACCCTATCCAGAGTTCGGAGCGTTACACGAACAAAGGATAGGGTTTTCACTTTTCCTATTCCTTTGTTTGATTAAACAGGTAGTCTTGGTGGCTTGTCGGCTAAATACACTCGGCTACACAGACTTTAAACCCACGTCACAAGAGGTGCATGGTGACACCGCAGGAACTGAAGGCAGAAGGCGGGCAGGGCTAGGCGTACCTAGAAAGCTGCTTAGATTAGGTGCTGTACGATTTGGCAACCGATCCGACCGAAGGGGCTCATTATACTGGGTTCATGCAACTTCGAGTGGAATATTCCTACCAAGCTCTCATCGTTTCAATGACTGATGGGGGTAAGGGGGAGAACCACTCTCTCAGAGGTCTATTGCCTGTTTCATATAACCTTTTTAAAAAGAATATTAATATCATAAATTGTAGAGATTATGAAGTATGATACAAGACAGATAGGAATAAAGTCACCTGACGGCTTGCTCGTAGAGAAATGTAAGATGACACTTGACGAGCTTGCCAGCCGTCGATTGGCGTTAGGTAACAAATACTGGGAAGATATGAATGATCTGGCAACCGAGTACGCAGTAAGAAATTCCAAGTTTCGTGTTGGAGATATTGTAAAAGTCGAAATCGGTAGTCCTATATTGGAAACTATACCTTGTGATATTATAGAGGTGTTTGGTAGCTATAAAGCCATGATGGCACAAGGACGCCCAGCAATCATGTATATTGTCCAAGATTACAATTACGGAAAATGTCACAAGGTTGCGCAAGATCAGATTGTCTGCAAACTTTCATAATGTCAGGAATATGACATTTAGTTAAATACTACAAACATTAGTAACATGACAAGAATAACAAGAAACAAAGCTGCCGAGATACTGGGAGTGTCAAGACAGACTATCAGCAACTACATCAAGGAAGGCATCCTTGGAAGCTACGTAGGCGAACACGGCATCCTGTATGTCAACAGCGAGGATATCGAGAAATATGCTCAGAAATACAAGATGATTGCAGCAAACGAGAAGATGATTGACGAGAAGCTCAAGGAAGTCGAGTTTCGCAAGCGCGCAATCAACATCGAGCTCACTGAACTGAGAGACAGAGCTACCGCAAACGGCAAGCTGGCTGCAAACGCCGTAGGCATGCTGTTCGGTGTAATCAACACAATGTCGCATCTTGGTGTATTACCGAATCTGACCTATCGTGAGTCCAGTCTTCTGAAGGACATAATTAACGGAATGACCTATGACGAGCTGTCAATCAAGTACGGTGTGTCTGCAACGAGAATCAGGCAGATTGCAGAAAAGACTTGCAACAAACTCACCTACAACGAGGATATTGCCATTGCTGAGCTCTCAACGAACAGAACCTTGCAGTATGAGGTTGAACGCCTGAAGAAGGTAATCAAGTCGATACAGGTAAGCTTCGATGAATACCGGCGCGCGAAAGGTGACAAGCCAGTCAGTAGCGCAGTTCTTCCTCCGCTGATCCTTTCTAGGGATATAAAGGACTGTGGCTTCTCTGTCCGCATCCTGAATGCACTCAAAGGCTTCGACGTATATACCGTAGGCGACTTGGTTCGTAATCTCCGGGGATGGTCAGAGCTTATGAAGCTCAGGAATCTTGGCAGGAAGAGCGTCTGGGCTATCCTTGACTTCGTTGAGGAAAACAATCTCGACTTCAAGGAGAACGGAGAGTCTGAGGAAGACTTCTACATCAGACTCAATAACAAGTTGTCAAACCAAAAAGATTAAGTATATGAAAATAAGACTAAACAAGTGTACTGACCGTCTGGAAATCAGAACCGAAAAGAGAATGATAGCCTTCAGTTGCGATATTCTGAAAGGTTCTTATTACCTAGTACCGACTGTAAGATTTGACGTCAGTAGGGCATACGGAGAGAAGAGCATCTGGTTCTTCTTCCTAGGTGCTTTTGTGTTGATTGATATTTTTAAAATAAAAGACTAAGTATATTTTTTTAATTTTTAAACATTATGAGTGTAAAAAACATTATTTTGGCATCAGTACTCGCAATAGTAGTACTCGCCGCAGGTTCAGTTATCGGTTGTTATTTCCATTACAACAACCAGGAAATCTCACTTCGCCAGCAGTCAGAGGCTCAGCGTGGCAAGATTGAGGGTGTTCACGACAAGATGTGGAAGGTTCTTCAGCAGAAGGCACAGGTTACGGATGAGTACAAGTCCGCATTCGAGTCCATCTATCCGAAACTTATCGAGGGCAGATACTCAAAGGGAGACGGCTCTCTTATGAAGTGGATCAAGGAAAGTAATCCTAACTTCGACGTTTCGCTCTACAAGGACCTCATGCAGTCCATAGAGATTCAGCGCTCCGAGTTTCAGACATCACAGGAGAGAATGCTCGATATCATCCGTGAGCACGAGACGCTCGTGAAGACATATCCGGCGAAGTGGTTCATATCTGACACCAAACCTATCGAATACAAGGTTATCTCCTCATCCAAGACAAAGATGATCATGCAGCTTGGAGAGGATAACGACGTAGACCTGTTCAAGAAATAACAGCTTATGGAAATATTCATATTCCTAATCCCATTCGTGGTTGCTGCTTTCCTGTTGATTTTCTTCAGGAAGCAGACCACCTGGTTGGAATACGCAGTACTCATTGTTCCTTCCATCCTCATAGGTATCCTCATGGAGTTCGTGTTCAAACAGTCAAATGCTGCTGACACGGAGTATCTCGGAAGCTACGTTACAAGAATCCGTCATTACGATGCCTGGAATGAGTACATACACCGCACGTGTACAAGGACCGTTGGAAGCGGAAAGAATCAACGTACGGAAACATACGATTGTTCGTACGTAGACAATCACCCTGAACGTTGGACTTATTTTGATGCTAGGAACAAGGAAGAATACTTCATGACCGACAACGAGTTTAATGTAGTCAGAAAGATTCTCGGAACCAAAAGCGTGTTCATTGATATGCACAGGGATTACTACACTAAGGATGGCGATGCTCAGGAATGGGCGTGGGATGGTTCCATTGAAAACTCGTACACATTATCTTCTGAGCACGATTATAAGAATAAAGTGAAAGCCTCACGTTCTATTTTCAAGTTTGAGGATATTGATTATCAGCAGGCACGAAAGCTTGGACTGTTCGAGTATCCGGATATCGTTCTTTATGACCAGGACCCTGTGCTTGGACTGAAGATCCCGAAGAATCAGGAGAAGGCGATGAGATGGCTGAACGGATACTATGGCGAGCGGAAGCAGTTTAGGGTGTTCGTCCTGTTCTTTACGAACAAGCCGGAAGAAATCGTTGAAAAGCAGCGCTCATACTGGCAGGGCGGCAACAAGAATGAACTTGTCGTGTGCGTCGGTATTGACAAAAACAAGAATGTCAAGTGGTGCAACGCATTTTCATGGTGTGATAGCCCGGTCGTAGGCGTTAAGAGTAGAGACTGGTTTATGAGCAATCCTGTAAATCTCGAAAAGTACGCCGAGTATATCGGTCCGATTGTAGAAAAGGAATGGCACAGAAAGAACTTCGAGGATTTTGATTATCTTACCATAGAGCTTACCGACGGGCAGTACTGGGCTATCATTGTTCTCCTGCTGATATTCAATATTGTAATGAGCTCCTGGATTATTTCTAACGATTATAAAAACGATTTGTAGCGTATGAAAGAAAGATTAAAAATGATTTTCGACCGCATCGACATCTTTGTCGTGTGCATTGTCATCGGGCTATGCTTCTGTATTGTGGAAGCCTTTCTTGGAATCTGGAACATGTTTGCTGATTGCTTCTTCATAACTCTCCTTGCTACCGTATGCTGCTACATCCTCCGCTGCAAGGAGAAGCTTCAAATAGAGCTGATAGAGACAAAGGAGAAGCTGAAGGAGGCAGAGAAGAATGCAAATGATAATCTCTTACAGCTGCATCAATATTCAAGATATGCTAGTTTAGTATGCCTGTACAGGAATTTATGGAGAGAAAAATGCCGCTTAGCGGAGGCTAAGGTTCTCTACTGTAAGAGAAAGCTTACTACAAGTGGCCTATTGGAACATATGAGGATTCGCGAGGAAAATATGGCCGATATCGAAAAATGTATCCAACGAAATATAGTCGATTTCGAAAAATGTATCCAACGAAAAAAATGA